ACATGTACTAACATTTTGCTACAAGGGTCTTTAGGTAAAGTACCAGTCAATCCATACCTATGTGCAATATTTGCACCATGGTCAATCAATAAGGATTGTAATTGTGCTGCTTTAGTCCCATGACAATTGGATACTACGATATTATTAGCAATATAATTATGATTTTTCTTAACTTCTAAATTATATACAATATCAGGTTTATTAATTTCAGTACGTTTTGTTAATTTCATATTATTTAATTATATTGTTCGTTGAATACAAATACATCATCTCGTTCTACTTCTAAATCGCCATACTGCTTAATTACATCATCCTCGTCATTAAATATTTTGAAACTATAAGAATCGTCTGGTAATGCTTTTAAAAAATTCAATATATCATCATATTTCTCCGGAGGATAACATACTGAAAAATCTTCATATATTGTTATATCAACGTTTTCATATTCACATCGGGTAACAATATCAAAGGATAATAATAATTCTATATGTTCATCATTTATTTCGGTATGTGCATCTTCTAATACAATAATTTCAACATCGATATATTCTTTTACGGTCATAATAATTACCTCATCATTTAAAAAATGTGGATAGGATATAATCCTATCCACCATAATATTACATATCAATAGTGTAAGTCAACCCTAAATCGGTTATTAATTTTTGGAAAGATTCGTTCTTTAAAAATATATGTTTAATTTGCTTATGTGGATGATTTCTATTATTGGTATAGAATTTCAATTGTTTGCCATTATCAAATTCAATAATCAAAACAAATGGTCTATCATATGCTTCACTTTGATATACTTGTATAATAGGCATTTTCGAAATATCTAATGAATATAAAGTATTATTACAATGTGTGAATACTTCTATTCTAATAGGTTTTTCTTTTACTATCACTTCTTCCCGAATATGATTACATTCCAAATAATCACCATCCAAATTTTCATCAGTATGATGATGATGTGAATCTTCTTCATTATGATGATGTGAATCTTCTTCATTATCATCAACTACTACAACTGTTGTCGTAGTAGTTGGAGCAATAGTGGTTGGAGAAATAGTAGTCGTTGTTGTATCTTCTGGTTTGGCCATAAAGTTTACCTCTTGTAAATATAGTTATAAACTAGTATTTACATATATTTTTTAAACTTTATTATGATATTGTTTTGTATACTTTTTTCGCCATCTTTAATCATTATATAATCACCATCATTTATTAATTGTTTCTTTCCATTATCATCATATATAAAAGGCATCATTAGCGGGTTACAATAGTGGGGGGATTTTATCTTTAAATTATCTTTTACAACAAAACCATCTTCCAAACCTACATAATATTTTTCTACTTTATAATGACACATGACAATCCTCAAATTAATAAAAGACGGTGATATTTATTATATCAAGAATTTTTTAAATTACACCATATTTTTTTGAATGATTATAATCCTATAATGGTTTCATCGTTCAATTCATCTGCACGAATATAACCATTATCCGTCATAATCAGATGATTTCCGGTAACTTCTAATACTACACTATTATCAAATTCTAATCTATACATTTTTTCATTATTTGATTTTAATAAATTTTGATGTTGTTTTACCACTTCATCAATTTCATAATGTCCATCATTATAAGATAATACATTATCACCTACCATAACATCTTTAATTTTCTTATAACTATAATCTGCCATAGTAATTAAAGTATCACCATCTAAACATTCATCAACAACCACCATTTGGAATTGTGACATAACATGAGGAACATTCTGCAAGGTTTGCCATGTTGTGACAATATGGTCATGGTCCAGCGATGGGTTTAACGAATTATAATGGGTAACGTCTAATCCTAACTTTTCAAATTGTTCGACAGTTTGTTTAATCAAGGTTTTAGCAGGAACAATAGTTAATGTTTTACATCCTAGTTTAGCATACGAATCTACTAATACCGCATTCAGAATAGTGTTATGTGTAATAATACAATCATCCGTAATATATAAATGGTCTTTATCCTCTAATAGGATACATTTAGTTTCGTCCATTCCATGATATGTAATAGATACAATTTTACGGTTCTTTGAAATTTTTCTAATGGTTTCTAAATTATCTGCACGATGTAAATAAAAATGTTTCTTCTTATCCATTATGGTGAAGAATTCATCAGGTTTAGCATGTGAAAAATAAACAGTAATACCGTATTGTTTATTATAATGTGGTCTATTGTTTAAAGGGTCCAATGTGCCGCCCTGTAATAGTACCATTTCCATTATCTGTTTTCTTAATTGTGAATGGAATACTAATACATTAATTTGACCATTAACAGAAATCATACCACCAACATCACACATCCCTTGCAAAAACCGTAATCTATCTGCTTGGTCACATATAATATATTGTTCTGGAATGGTTTTATTATTGACAATAAAATCTTTTACCGCATCTAATATTTTTTGAGAATAATCATCAGAAGCTGTTAATATTCCACAGACATCATCACCAGGAGTAGCCAGGGTTCTGACTTTTAGAATGATTCCATATGGTGCATAAGCATCCATAGCATCCATTAATAATATTTGACTATGACGATGTGTACTTGCCGACTGTTCGGTAATAACTAATTTATCGTTCTTTAATTCTACGAATGGCAGAATGCTTCCCGCAAGATAAGGGTCAATATAATATTCATGTTTACTGAAATTAATAGGAACTGGAATAGATGGAACATAAAAACTATTCTTAGTAGTTTTCATATTATTCATAATCTGTTTAGCAGTATATAAAGAATATGGTTCCTTATCATCGGCGTACCATCTACTATTATAAATTTTCCATATATGACCAGAATGGCAATACGTTTCACTACCATCTTCAAATAATACTTTATATACTCTGGTAACACCCTGTTCAAAGGTATCCACTACTTGGGTAATAGTATTCTTGGGTGTCATTACCAAATCACCCTTTTTAATATCACCCATAGTAGTCCAGCCAGTAGGGGTCAATATTTTGCAATATAAGGGCTGTGCTTTGCCAAAACCAGTACCAGCCAATGCAATACCACCACCATGTGTTACCATCGTCTTAGCAGCCTCTAATTGATGGTCTGTTAGGGTATATGGTTGGTTACTTTTAGTATTAACAATATGTGAAAAATAATCATCTTCAATAGTCGTTGGACATATTTCATGAAATGGTGATTGTCTTTCATCAACATATCGAATATTTTTGTATCCCCATTTTTTTAATTTTTTAATAATTTTTGGCAATAAAAATAAATATGTTGCTCCATTCTTGGTAAAGAATTGTTTTTTACCATCCCATTTTCCAATTTGATAGGTAGCCACAAATCTATATCCATCCATAAATATTGCATATTCATCTACCAATTGGTCAATAACTCCCCTATCCAATCCATAGAATGCACATTTAACTTCATCAAAAATTCGAACTGTTATTTCTTTTGTCATATATTTTTTATTATTAGATTTTAAAAACTGATTATTTAATCATTAGGATAATGATTATGTCATTTCCCATTCTTGAACATTAGCTGTAATTAATTTTGTAAGATTATTTAAATTATAGCCCCTAGTTTTAAAAGATTCCCTAACCCGTTCAAACTGTCCCCATAATTCATTAACCTTCAAATATTTTTCATACATATCCAAATATTCTTGATTTTGTTTTATATATCGTTCAATATCTTTCTGTGCTAACTGTCTATCATAATGCTCAGTATATTTCATCCATAATTGTCCTTGTACTTCATCTAATTTCATCTCCACATAATCTCTAATGTTTTTTACTTCAACACCCTTTTGATGATAATAATTAGCCCACCCAGAATGTTCAACATTTGCAAAGTCTATTTGTTTACCTTTTAGTTTTATAATATCATCTGCTTCCATTAAATCATTTTGGTATAATTCTATTACACTATCTAATACTTTTAAATCTTTCTTTAATACATCAATAATATTTGCCATGATAATCTCTCCCTATTAAAAGCCCCTCCCGGTAGGGAGGGGCTTTATTATATTACTCTACAACTTCCAAATCTTCTAATTCTGCAGATATTTTGAAGAAAGCATTAGATTTCTCTTCACATAATTTAAGAATTGCTTCGGCATGGTCTTCAAATTTTCCAGATTGGAATTTTACTTCAGGGTCTCCATAAGAATTCCATGTTCCACCCTTAACAACACCTAATCCAATAGCAGCATCTAATAATCCACTATATTGTGACATTCCTTCATCATAAGGAACTTCTACTGTAACGGTTTGGAAAGGTTTTGTAAATCTTGTCTTATATCCTTCTACCTTCATACGGATACCAGTAACAGAATCCTTATCTTTCAATTTTAATTTTGAAATCAATACGATTTGAGAAGCACAATATTTGATAGATTCCGTAACTACCCATTTACCATTACCAGCCATGATTTGTTCTTGATTAGCAGGATATACTTGTTTTGTAAAGATGATACTAATATTCAAATTAGAAATCGTGTTCACAAAAGGTTTTAACATGCTTTTCAATTGTTTAGCCTGTTGACCTTGGTCAGCATTACCATCACCTTTCTTGAATTTATCATGTTCTGAATTAGTCATCAACATATCAGCACTATCAATAGCAATGACAACTTTCGGAGCATTTTCAAAATCATCTTCATAATCTTCTTTATATCCTTTAATAAAGGTAGAGATGATTTTTGTAACATTATCAATAGTTGTAACCCTAACACAATGATAATGCTCAGATGATGTATCAATGCCTATAGCACCAGCAAAATCTCTATCAAAGGCATTTTCCGAATCTAATACAAAAATCATAGCACCTTCAGATTGTGCTTGTTTTAATACATTAGCTAATAAAAATGATTTTCCCGCCCCGGAAGCACCAGCAAATGCGGTAATTCTACCTTGTGGCAAAAATTGATGGAAACTCCCACCAATAATTCTATTGATTGTTACATTCCCACTACCAAACCAATATCTAGGTGGTGAATCATCTGTTGTGACACCATCCATTTTATTCATTGATTTGTGTAAATTCTTCATAAATTGCATATTATTATTCCTATCATTTAGTAAATTAAATAGCATCCTAACCATGAACATTAATGGTTAGGATGCTCTTAACGATTGTGACTATTCAGGTTTATTAGATTTACCACGTAATCTATTTAACATAGATAACGCATCTTCATCCTCGTCATCATCACTAGACTCTGGAACATATACAGGCTTTTTAACTTTCGGAGCAGGTGCTTCATACTCATCTTCATCCTCCGAAAATAATGCAGCAGGTTTTGATGATTTAGTTTCATTAAATGAGGAAACACGTTTTGTAGGTGCTTCATATTCATCTTCATCCTCATCAGCATCTTCACGAAGAAATGCTGCCATTTGTTGAACTAGATATGTTTTCTCAGGTTTGGAAGGTCTGATATCTTCTAAATCAACAATATTTTCTTCGATATACTCTACGACTTCTGGTGATAATTCTGATGGATATTTCTCGAATCTACTTCTGTTATATTCAGCAAAAGATTCTTTACCACGTCCTTTACTTTCAGATTGTGTTTTTCTGATAACAAAGTTAGTACCATCATCATAAGCATGCGGAGCACTTTCAACATCACCCTCTTTAATAGCAGCTACTAAAGAATCATAAATCTGAGCACCTAATGAAACAGTTTTATACAATCCATCATTGTTTTCACCAGTTTCAACATCAACCGGCAATGGGTCTTTTACCACCAACACCTGACCTAACCATGAACGTTTACGATACATTTGTTTACCACGAACAGAATCTTTACCTTCTTTAGTGAAGAATTCTTGTGAACGTTTGCACATTGGGCAATCTTCACCATATTGTTTCAAACATGGTATAGACCGTTTTTTACCATCAATAATTAATTCATGTGAATGGTATTCCAGTAAGAACCAAGGATTTTCTTCATTTTTGTCAGGTAAGAATCTTACTGTAGCCGATTCATCAATTCTCATATTCCAGAAAGGATAACGAGATGAATTATTTCTGGAAATGGGCTTCGTGTTAAGTTTATTTTGTAACGCCGATAAGTCAAAAGTTCTAGCCATTTTAAATTGTCCTATTATAAAATATAAATCATTAATTAAAATAAAATTTACTATCTTGGTATAACCCTTCGATGGATAGCTCACCGTTTGCATATTTATAATAAATCTACAAACTGTATATTCTACAGGACAGACTGTCATTATAGACTAGTTTTTCTAGTTGTCAACAACTTTTTTGATACAAAATCAATTAATTTATTACCACTTTCAGTAATAGTTAATGATGCAGTATCTATTACATACTCTGAACATATAGGGACATCATATCCAGAATCAATACCCGTAAAGAATTTTATATCACCATTTCTAGCTTTCTTATACAATCCTTTAGGGTCTCTACCCTCACATACCGTTAATGAACAATCCATATAGATTTCATTAAATTTTTCACCAATGATATTTCTTGCAATATTCCTATCTGCAGCAAATGGTGATATCAATGACACAATTACCACAATACCAGCATCCAACATTAATTTAGATACCTCCGCAACTCTTCTAATATTTTCTGTTCTATCATCATCAGAAAATGTTAAATCTTTACATAAACCCAACCTAACACTATCACCATCCAAAATATATGATGATATGCCACTAGAATGCAGATAGTCTTCCACATAATTAGCTAATGTACTTTTACCTGAACCAGACAATCCAGTTAACCATATCACACAAGGATTGTAATTATTCCTCGTAACCCTATCGGAATGCGTTATAGATGGTACATGAATATATAAATCTTTCACCATATCATGATGATTTGGTAATAATTTCTCATCATGTAATTCGTTATACTTTTCTATCGTAAGTTCACACATTAAAAATTCTCCTTTATCGTTTGCATATAATTATCAATATGATGCTTTACTGAATTATAGTCTACCAATTTTTTCGATGGTGAACCATATTCTTTATACATATCAATAATTTGAATACGATTCGTATGGTGTAACACATCATCAAATGAATATAACTTCCGCATCTGTTGCTTCATATTTTTCATAATTTTATTTAAATTTCTAGGATTATGAAAGGATACAAAATATAAAACTTTCTTATTATTAATACTGTATACAATATCTTTAATTCTAATTTTATCAGTTATTATATAATTAACGTGCATAATTATTTTCTCTAAATAGTTGAAACAATTATTATAACATAATAATATTATTCATTTACCAGGATTCTTTATGATTTTACATCAAACCCAACAATATGCCATTAAAGTAAATGGTTCTGTAGTATCTAAACATTTTTCAGAAATGGAAGCACAAGCACAGTTGTTATCATTAAAATCTTCTAATAATGCATTATATGAAAATGCAATGATTAGTATTGTTACAGAAGATAATAAATCCTTACTTTTAGGATAATGAATCTTCCAGATGCTAAGGTTCTATATAATCGTTTAAAAGCATCTGCCAAAAAACGTAATATAGAATTTAATCTTTCCGTTACAGATATGTATCATATAGATTATCCATTGACCTGTCCCATTTTAGGAATACCAATGGCTTTTAATCGTGGTAAGGTACAAGATAATTCTTATTCGGTGGATAGGATTGATAATAATATTGGTTATCAATTAGATAATATTCAAATCATTTCTTATCGTGCTAACATATTGAAGAATAATGCATCCTTAGCAGAGCTAAGGATGCTCTCTCACCATTTTAACTAAACAATCTTTCTCTAATGGTATTTAAATCATCATTTACTAATAATTTGCCATTGTGGTAATAGGTAGTAAGATTTAAATCATCGAACCGCCCACCTTTAGATTTTTTAGCTCTTGATGTAATAGGATTCTTAACAGTATCTACCCATACTCCATTAATCTTCATAGCAGAGGTTTTCTGTGCAAATGAATATGTATCTCTGTTAACCTTCTGCAACAATCCACCACCAGAACCATACACTAAGGTTTCAGCAGCATATCCAAGAAGTTCAATCATTGAACATAATCCACCCATAGTATCAGTATCAATACCATCACCTTGAATAAGTGAAACATTATTTAATACTTTGAATCCTTTAGAATTTACGGTATGACCGAAATAAGATTCGATGATATCAATAACTTTAGGAGCCACTTCATAGGCATCACCACTATCTAATCGTACTACTACCTTAACACCAGATTCAATAATATGGTCTTTTAATTCTTTACATAACAATTCAGTATCTCTAAAAATATCATAACCATCTAATACAATAGAAACAATATCACCAGATTTACAACTATTAATAACAGTCTTTAAATAATCTAATTGATTAGCATCCCCATATGCGCATTGTACACTATGCTCAGTGGCCGGAATTGAAAACCCTGCCATAGATACTCCATAATACTCTTTCGCGGCTCTAATGGCTGGTAAATCGTCTGTACCTTTAAAATATAATAAATGTGCTAATCCACCAACTTCTGCAGATTCTTCTGATGTTACACCTCTGGAACCAAACGAATGATATGAATAAACAATATTTTCAACATTATCAGATGTTCTATCATAAGATTCTTTTAAAATCTTATAATTCTTATAATCATTAGAAGCAATAGTAGAAGGGTACCAAATGGCACGTTGCAACCATGTTTCAATATATGATGGTAACCAGAATAATTCATCATCTTCACATTCAATAGTAACAATAGGTGTTGATGATTGTGTTGGCGTACCTTCTAATACACCTTTAATAGTGATAGGCAATAATCCATTATATTCATTAACAATCTTCAACCATCCTTCACGGTTAAAAGGCAAACCGTGCAATGGTAATAATTCTTCAGCCTCTTCAATATCATCTAATGTAACAGGGGTTAACAAATATTTTTTGATAGCCATTTGTAAACCAAATGGAATAATCGTTTCATTTTTAACTCTTGCCTCAATATAGGCATATTGTCCAGTAGTATTTTCTGGATACATTTTATAATGACTAGCTTTATAACTATCAGCATTTAAGATTAAATTTGTTTTCATTTTTATTACCATTATAAATATTTTGGATTATGTACTGCATATTTTGGATGTCTGCCAATCATTTCGGAAATGATATCTCTATGGTCATGGAACATATCAATATTGTTCATTATATCATCTACCGTAAACCATTTTAATTCGGCTGCATCATCAGCCGGTTTTAATTTCACATCATTTTCAAAATTAATATATGTTTCAAACATTACACAAGTTGTATTTCTGAGAATCCCACCAACATTTCTCAATGGAGAATCAAACATTTTATCTTCAACATAATCAACACCTATAACAGTTTTAACATCTAACCCAGTTTCTTCTAATAATTCTCTAACCGCACATTCATAAAATGTTTCATTATTATTCTTGAATCCTCCAGGAAGTGCCCATGTATCTTTACCAGGGGCATGTTTTCTTTTAATTAAAAGAAAGCTATCAATACAATCATTATATACTAATGCATCAGCACAATTAAATTGTAGAGTATCTTTAAATGGATAACTATCAAATAGTTTCTTTTCATTCTGATAATAATCCCATTCTTCTTGTACCTCGATAGGCATCAAGGTTTGAGAGAATAATGATTCTCTAATCTTGGTACCATTATCATTAGAACCGGATAATACTTCAACATAATTATACTCAGGAAACCAGTCCAAATATTGGTTATCAGGTTTCATATGTCCATATATTTTAATATCATTGGTAGGATATTCATTCAATATATCATGAACTTCTTTTAACCACAAATCATCTCTATATAGATAATCATTTAATGGATAGATAATTACATCTGGAAATTCTGATACTATTTTATCTCTACGTTCTTGATAGGTATAAGGATTTTTAATAGTTCTACATTTATTTACCGAACCCAATAATACGATACTATTATCACATTCTTGCATCATTTGTTTAATGATAGCTCTGTGACCATTATGAAAGGGTTGACATCTTCCAATGAATACACCATTTTTTTTATTCATTTTAAAATTCTCTTTATTATTTAAGATTATAACCCTTCCCGAAGGGAAGGGTTATTTCAATATTATTTTACAATATTTTTTACTTTTTTACAATTCAAAACATCTAAATATTCTTTTATCCCATCGTAATGTTATAAGAATTTTTATAAATATTTTTACATACTGATTCTATGAAATCATCTTTATCCATATATGAATGGACTTTTAAATCGGAAATATTATGAACTTTATGACCATCGGTTAAATCATCAACAATAATAATATCTATTATGCCTCTAGCATTTAAGGCTTTAATGATATTACTACCAATAAAGCCTGCACCGCCTGTTACAACAATCATTATAATACCTAGTCTATTTTTAAATTTTGTGATGTTAAATATCTTACAATAGCCTCCGATACAATTAACCGCAAGGACATAGGAATAGGTATTGTAGGATATTTTTCTCTTATTTCATTAGCCACCGTGGTGGCTAATTGCGAAATATGATGGTCTTTTAGTCCAGGCATAATTTATCAAATTCCAAAAATTTGGCAAAACTTTCCGTAGCCATTCCTTGAGTTCCATTATTATTCAATAATTCCTGCATTGCTTGTGTTAATTGTTGAGAATCATCAATAACACCTTCTTGTTTTAATAATTCTAATTTTTCATCATTGATTTTAATAGTATCATCCGTATTAGAATAATCAATAATATCTAATTCATCTAACATATCTCTGGCGGTAGTTAGTTTTTCATCACCTAAAGATACTTTAGATGGAGTATCAATACAGCCTGCAAGGACAGCTTTAGCTAAGACTTTCTTTTGATATTCAGATAAACTGATGGTGTGTAATTGTTGTTCTTCTGATTCGGTAATCATTTTTGATTCCTGTATATTGGTAATATGTATTTGTTTAGGGTTAAAAACTATATATGAAAGATGTTCAATGTTATCATGTGGTGAATCTTCTGAAATAATAGCAGAATCATAACCAGCTTTAGTTAAGATGTCAATAAATAATTTCCCATCTACATCATCAAACTTTTCCCATGGTTGTTGATGATTATATAACCATCTAGTAGAACCACCATATTTTTGAAAATCATCTTCCATTTTTTCAGATATACCAGTAGACATATTGAACGGATGTTTTATATCTAATTCAGCTTCAATAATATATCCATTATCACCAGCATATCCTTTAGCAATATGTATATCTGGTGTAAAGAATATACCATGTCTTTTTATAATTTCTTTACCAAAAATGGTGGAATTATAACCGGTTTTGGTAATATCAAATTTTTCGAATTTTTGCGGAGTACCGTGATAGGCTTTCATGATACATATGCCTGCTTATAGGTTTTAAATGGTCCTGTAATTCTCGTAATATTATTAATATTAACGATAGCTTGTGGTGCTAATTTTCCCATCCCTGATGGTACATAATCTTCAGTTTGTGGCGATTTTAAATATACTTTATATATTCCACCATGCGAATAATCTGTACCATGTTCATCTTCCATCACAGATTGCCAATATTCTGGTTGTGATGTTGCGTAGAAACTATCTTTAGGAGCATCGGAAATATCATCATGGAAACGTTTTCCTTTTGAAAACAACTTATGATAACTGCCTATCTTTTTCATTTGACGTTCTTTATTATAATATACATCATCATCTTCAATATATTCTAATTCATCATATAATGAATTATATAAATCTTCCATAGCATCTAATGTAGTTTCACGAGTACCATCAAATTTTGGTAACGGAGACACATGATATAAAATATTATATTTTTCTGATTCAAACTGTTCGAACAATTCTTTTAATAACATATCTATACTCATCAAATCTTCCCTACCCTTTAAGGGTAGTGAAGATTATTATTAGAATGCTACTACAGATACAACGCAAGTAATTGGTGCATTGAATTCAACTGTAATAGTATTTACATCAACCGTTTTGATTGCAGCAGAAGCTGATAGTTCTTGTTTGAAATTAGTGGTACCAGTTACCGTATCAAATACCGATACTAACGGATAAGCACAATCCAAATTATGTACAACAGTGTGTTTTTTTACAGCAGTTTCACTGCTGGTATATCTAAAAGTTGTTAAAGCCATATTATTATTCCTATTAAATTATAAAAACAAGTATTTATCAATATCTTATCAGCCAGTATTCATATTTTACCATCAACAATTAAATGTAATTGCAATACCACAATATGGGCATAAGCTATCGCATGAGACTTTTTGAAATCTGTCTCACTTTCCTTCATATATAAAAATTTTCTAACATGATTTCTATCTTGACAATACTTATCCAAATATTTTCTTTTACCTGGTCTAATAATAGCCATACAATCTGCTATTTCTAATATCGATTTAGGTCTTATTCTGTCTATAACTTCATAATGTTTAGATAATTGGAATAATTTTTCAACAACATATGAATGTCTTAATATCGACCAGTCTGGCTCAATTTTTAACAAATCTCTCATTTGTTGTTTATTTTCAAATATATCTAATACTGATAAATGTAACATATCAATTTTAAAATAATGATAATCCCCTGCTACATTATATGGAATAGCTGCCAGTTTTGTAATAGGGTCTATAGGAATATTCTGTAGATACACTCCCACGTTATGTTTCTTTATTTGATTATTGTTAATGATAGATGCATTAATACAGTTAAAATAATTTTTAGGATTAAAATGTGACGTTACGTCAATATCAATATCAGGTAATTTCATAGGATTTGACACCAGAAAAATATATCTTCTCTATACTTAAAACATTATTTTTAAATTCTTTAGTTTTTTTAATAGTTTCTATAACAGTATCACATGCTTCATCAAAATTATCAATTTTTAAATATGTACAAAAACCAGAAGTATCGTGATAGAATCCATATCCTTCACAAATACTCCCAAACATCCTCTTTAAATCATCATATTCATCTTTAGATAATTTGGTAGATGGTCTATCATTATCATCAAAATATAATAGATTATCCAGTTTAATAAGTATACCACCAATTTTTTCTAATTTAATCATCATTTTTACCATATAATTGTTGTAAAACTTCAAATAATTGCTCATCGTTAACAATATAGAATCGTTTAGAAGATGTTATATTATCTTTAGTATAGGTGAAGTTAATATAACAAGGATAACCATATCCAAATAATTTTAACAACCATCTAATAAATGATGCTATTACATATACTAATATAAAGAAAAATACTAATAATTCAACATTATGAAACATCATTCTTCCTAAAATCATAGCCCCCGAAGGGGGCTATGATTTATCTTATTTACCATGAAATATTTATTGAAAATCCATCATTAATTTTATCATGTTTAACATCCTGAAATACAATATTATACCCTAACGATGATATTTCAAAATTCAAACGACTTTTAATAATACTTTTATTATTACCATCAAACATTAATTTATTACGATAACAATTATCATATTTGTCAAAATACTTATTAATCAATGATTTATCAACACAAAATATCTGTTCATATACGGTCAAATTGGACATAGTATCAAAAAATAAGATATCCATCCAACGTTTACCGGATTTAGCTGATTTTTTAATAGTTGGTTCAATAATATATTTCAATAAATTATTAGTACGTTCCGTTAAATCATCATAATTAATAGCTTCACTAGATGATATCATTGTTTGGGGTTCCCGATACTTTAGCATACTCAACATCTAATCTATTAAGGACATTTTCATATAGATGTTCATCGATTGGTAAATTATCCAGAATAGATGTTAATACTTCATTATCTTCCAGACCATCCCATACTTTAATATAAGAACCATCTTTGTATCCTTTATTCTGTCTAAAGGCATTTAAACTATTTTTACCGATATATTTTTTATATAATGTATCAAATGGTAAATTCAAGGTATAACATAATTGGAAGAACACATATTCATTAAATTCCCCGGCGGCAGCTTCACTAGCTAACATATCTACTAATGGTTTTGCATCATCTTGATAATAGGTATCATCTTCATTAAACATGTCTTCAATATCTTTAACTGCAGTATTCAATAAATCATATACATAATTATCCGACATATCACTATTATCTTTAATCATTTGACTAATACCAAAATGGATAATATCTACCAATTCCATATGTACTTGATTAATATCAGGTTTTTGTTGCTTCCACCATTTGTAACCTAAATGGTCCATCAATTCTGCAGATTCTACCCAGATAGCTCTAGTATAATTATAATCCTGCAAAAACCACTCAGGATGAACCATTTTATTAAATTTATCTTGTAATTCTACCATCACTTTTAGTTTTTTTGCGTACATTTGTGTATCCTATTAATTATAAAAAATATACCGAGATTCAGCATGGTTAATTATACTTTAAAATTTAATATTAAACAATAAAAATTTTAGATTTTTATTTTATGATGGGAAATATAATTCTGTGATTGACTAGATATTAGTAATAATAGATGTGGAATCGGCGGTTTAAAATAATGATTTCCTAATCCAGCACGGAAATCATTATTTTTTTTTGCTTTTACGTTTCATCACTATCTGACCCATTACCCGATACAACTAGATAATAATCAGTTGGTACATAGCTCCACGTCAGGTCATCCCAACCTGTTTTATGTTGATTGCGGCATTCAAATCTCTATCGATTTTTAAGCCGCAGTCGCAATTCATTGTTCGGTCAGATAACTTCATATCATGAAGCATCCCACACGAACTACACATTTTGGTACTCGGAAACCATCTATCAATAACCATAATTTCTTTCCCGTACCAATCTGCCTTATATATCAGTTGTCTTCTTAATTCAAACATCCCCACATCAGAAACAGCTTTTGATAGTTTCCGGTTCTTTACCATCCCTTTGACATTCAAATCTTCTATGCAGATATAATCATATTCATTCACTATCTTATGAGATAACTTATGCAAAAAATCTTTCCTACATCTTGATATCTTAGCATGAATCTTAGCTACAACAACTCTTTGTTTTTCATATCTATTTGAACCTTTGGTTTTTCGGCTCAATTCTCGTTGGGCTAACTTCAATTCCCGTTGATACTGATAATAAAACTTTGGGGCACCAGAAAAATAACCATCACTTGTGACAACCACATCCTTAATGCCTACATCTATTCCTACTGCTTTGCCAGTTTTTGTCAATTCTTCAATCTCTTCTTCGCATGAAAAAGAAACATAATATTCACCACTAGCGGCTTTTATTAATGTGACCATTTTTGGGATTCCTTTTGGAATCCGATGCCAGTTGACATCAATTATACCAATATTTGGCAATCTTAATAATTCACCAGCTATATAAATATTTGATATTCTGCGTTGGTCTAATTGATATCTAATTCGTTGTTCATTCGTTTTTTTCTTATACTTGGGATATCCTGCACCCCTCTTGAAAAAATTACCATATGCCTTATCCAAATCAATTATCTTTTGTGTGATAACCGCACCAGTCGCATCATTTAACCAATTATATTTTTTCGTCTTTTTTAATTTAGTGATATATCTACTTAATCCAGCATATCCAAAAGATTCTTTGCGTCTTTCATATGCCTTAATCATCATCGATAATAAATGATTCCATACAAATCGCGCATGCCCAGACTCAACACGAAACATTTGTTTCTGCTGCTCTGTCAGTTTTGCCCTGAATTTATATGATACCATCTTTTTCATTTGACTTATTAATATCCATCGATTATAATTAAACTATATTTATTATTTATACAAAAAACAACCGCCGATGATTATTAAATTGCCCTCGCGTCCTCTGCTCCATTTCATTTCGCAACCGTCCTGGGGGGGTCGTCGGCATCCTTGCCTCCTTCAATGTTATTTGTCAACAGGATATTCATATGGGTGAAGATTTATACAAGGTATTGGGGGTAGCAGAAGATGCTTCACCGGAAGAAATAAAAAAATCATATAAGAAATTAGCAATGAAATATCATCCTGACCGTAACAAGGGTGATAGCAAGGCTGAAGAAAAATTTAAAAGCATTTCAACCGCATATGATACATTATCCGACCCTACCAAACGGTCAAATTACGATAACCGTAATCAAGGGTTCCAAGGATTTGGTGGTCATGGTGGTTTTAATTTCCATGATATTTTTGGTGATATGACTAGCCGTTCCACACAAGAAGTACCAATAGATTTAACATATCAATTAACCATAACATTAGAAGAATCGTTCAATGGTACTCAACGAACTATCAAATATAATAAGTATGTTAAATGTGAAACATGTGATGGTAAAGGTTCAGAGAATGAACAGTCTTTAATAAAATGTTCTTTATGTCATGGTTCTGGTGTATTAGTACATCATAATGGGCCGTTTGTATCACAACAAACATGTTATGCTTGTCATGGAAAGGGTAAAAAACATACCAATCCGTGTACAGATTGTAATGGTGAAGGGAATGTTCAAGAACGAGTTACGGTAGATATCAATATACCAAAAGGTGTCATCACGGGTAATAAACTCCAATTAAACCATAAAGGCCATTATCATAATGGTAAACTAGGTCAGTTATATATTTTGATAGAAGTTGAAGACCATCCAGTGTTTGCTAGACATGGTTATGATTTAGTTAAAAAATTATCAGTACCATTTACCAAACTATGTAATGGCGGAACAGTAAATATAGAAACCATTGATGGTGAAATATCAATGAAAATTGCTGAAGGTACAGATATTGGTTCAGTGTTAAGAGTTAAAGGTAAAGGAATGCCACGGATGGGTTCACATGTTGTCGGGGATTTGAAATGTATCATAGAATGTGACATTCCTAAAAATCTAAATGATGAACAAAAACAAATACTTGATGAGTTCAGTAAAACCTTTTCTTAACAATGTATTGAATATTTAAAAAAATTATTATAATATATGCCTAACTATGGTTAGGCATATCTATTTGTTGGAGGCGGTGTGAATACTATAGAAAATGAAAATAAGAATTTGATTAATGAAAATAAAAAACTAAAGGCACATATCTTAAAATTACAAGCTATGGTCAATGATTGTACAAAAAAATTGAAAAAAGAAAAATATGAAAATAATAAATTAATACAGCAAGTTAATAAAGAAAAATACAATAATCACGAATTATCACAAAAATTGGCAAGATTTTTTAAATAGGATTTACCATGAAAAACTATCTATCTTCAGACACACAAAAACTGATGATTGAATATATGATATCATCATCTGATGTTTTTATTATCGTTAATGATATTGTTAAACATGTATATTTTGACCCTGAATATAGAAATAGTGTCAAATTCATAAAAAAATATTATGAAAAATATAATAATATCCCTACACCAGAAATGATTAATGGTGAAGTGGCAGTACAATATGAATTAATCACTGATATCACAAAGGATGCCGTTGAATATATTACGGATACTATTCAAGATTTTTGTAAAAATGAAGGTATGAAGTTGGCTATTTTGAAGGCTTCTAATATTCTTCAAGATGAAGAGGGTAATAGTGATGAAATCATGACCCTTATTAAGAATGCTTATGAGATTGGTATTGCTAAAAGATTAGGGGTATCATTCTTTGATGAAGCTGAAGAAATGTTGCAGAAGATTGCTGAGGATGTTCCAGTATCTACAGGATGGCCATCATTAGATGATGCTATTGGTGGTGGATTAATGAAAAAATCATTAACTATATTTTCTGCATCATCGGGTGTTGGTAAATCATTATCGTTATATAATATAGCAAATAATTTATCTATCATGGGAAAGAGTTCATTAATTATCAGTTTAGAGTTAGATGAAGATAGAATTTATAAACGGTTAGCCGCTAATGTTACCCATATCAATCCAAGAAATTTAAAAGATAAAATTGATGAAGCTATTATAAAAATTAAAGTAGCTCGTAAAACTCGTGGGGATATCATTTTAGTAAAGTTACCGAATGGTGCATGTTGCAATGAAATCGAAGCATTTTTGAAAGAATCTGAATTGAAACTAGGTAGAGTATTTGACTGTATTATGGTGGATTATATGGATATTATGTCACCTAATAATAAAAGTATCCCAGAATCAGATGTTTCAGCAAGAGATAAAGCTATTGCTGGTGAATTACGGGAAATAGGTGTTAGACATGATATCCCTATTGTTACTGCTGCCCAACAGACCAAAGATGCAGAAGAAGCTAAAACATTGAATCATTCTCATTTATCTGGTGGTAAATATAAATCTAACATTTGCGATTTAATGATTTATGCTATTGCTACTGAGGAAATGAAAGCACAAGGAATGTTTAATTTTCTGTTAAAGAAAACTCGTGATTCTGATGGGGTTGGTAAGATTGTACCTATGGTTTGGGATAATAATGCTATGTTAATTAAAGAACCCAAACCAGGACAATTTGATGATATCCAAAGAAAATTACCTAATGATAAACAATTAAGTGATGCTAAAAAAAATGGTAATAAACTTATGGGGTTTATGGACAACCTATCATAATTTAATATAACAATATTATCAGGATGGTAATATCATTATATATTATGATATTACCATCCTGATTTTTATTATACGTTTGCAATTGTTGTACTTGTTGTAGTAGATGTTTCTACTGGTTCTACTATGAATGGGGTTGTCGGTTCATATTTTGGAATAATTATATTTGGGTAACATTCTTTGATAATACTTGGTGAGCATAATAATTCATTATTCTTAACCATGTTGTTACCATATGCTAAATCATCAATATGTATTATTTTATTATATATTCTATCAATAGGGTCACTACTATTAGATAATAATATATATGACATAATTTTATTAAGATTGGCAGAATCAACAATTGTATTCAAACTGTATAAACTATCAGCAATATCGGTAGAAATTTTAATAGAATACACATGGTAAATATTACCATATATGTACACAATACCATCATTTTTCCATGCTGATGTAGTATCAAATGATAATCGATAATTAAAATCATTTTCGGAAATACCACTTATTATTTTTATAGGTGGTAATGACGGATTATCATCATGAAAATGTGAATGAATAGCTACTGTTAATATATTACCAACAGATATCTTAGAATAACTGTTTGATACTACCACATTATTACGGTCAACAATACGATTGGTAACAATACATTGTACCTTACCAGTACAGGCTGAAGAAAATTTAATTTTTATAGAATTCGGGTCAGAATATATTATGGTATAACCATTAGTTGTATCATCTAATGTTTTTACTAATTTATTATTACTATCATATGTATATACAACAGCAGAAACGAAATCATTCAGATTATGCTTTAAAGTCCATATAGTTTGTTTTACATTTTGGGTAAAATTGTATATTTGTTTACGTTGAACCCAATCATCATTATAAGAATCATCTACTATCCCATTATTATTTTTTAGAATAGACATTTCCCCCCGACAATTTGCAGTAATAATACAACGATTAAAGATATCCAACTGTTTGGGATTCTTTTTAATATTTAATATTCTGTTACATTTATTGCATTGGTATTTCATGTATATACTCTATATATAATATAATGGTATTTATAAAACCTTTACTGGTCTAACAGCCCATTTATGAGTTTTGACCGTAAGTTGTTTATGTCCATCACCTGTAATAACATTTGCATAATCTGCACTTTCTGTATTAGTCCAGTATACATCAGCATCAATAATATAATCTTCAAAATGTACAAATTCTGACTGGTGTTCAAGGATAAAATTCATTATCCTAACTTGTGGCATTTGCCACATATCTCCCAAACTGTCACAATATTCTTTTGCATCATCCCATGATAATCTACTACGCTCCATAGATTGTTTAGAAAGAATAATACCATCACCATAAAAATTACCAACATATAATCCACCATCTTGTTCTATAATATGGGTAGCCTTTATTAATTTTTCAGGATGGGTATGATAATTATATATATTTAACATTTTTTAATCCAAATCATTATTGAAAAATATATTTATAAAAAAAGCCCTGCATAGCAGGGCTTTTTTGTTATCCGGCTGGGGGTGGGGGTGGTGCTCCTCCCGGTGCTCCTCCTGGTGCTCCTCCTGGTGCTCCTCCCATACCAGCTTCACCTCCCATACCCATATCGCCGCCCATTCCCATGTCTGGACCTGCACCCATACCCATACCCATATCACCACCCATCATACCGCCACCCATCATACCACCATCTCCTGGTTGACCATATAATGTTTGTAATGTCTTATCAGCATTGATGGATAATCCACGTTCTTCTTTCAACAATTGTTCATTCAACAACATATCAGCTTCTGATAATTGCAAATATCTTTGTAATACAAAACGTTTTGATAATGATTGTAAACTATCAGCAGTACCAACCATGCTTAATAATGTATTATCAATTTCAGCTTGTTGATATTGTTTATAACTAGATGGTTTGGGTAATCTAATCTTATATAATGCCGGGTCAATATTAATATTACAATGGAACAAGAACTGTTTAAATTCTTTATCTAAAGTATCTTCAATATATACTTGCAACCTTTCTATATATTTTGCAAATTGTATTTCTTCAACAAATGCACTACCCATCTTACCATCATTAAACAATGCATTTTTTTCGCCGGGTTTCATATATGATAATGGTACACGTAATCCTCGTAATACTTTATCAGCAAAATAATCTAAATCAGATTGTTCCCCCAATTGAGAATTCTTTGTAAAAATACCACATGTTAATCCAAATGTATGATAATTATGATATTTTTCATCTTGGTCGATAGTTAATGTACCAACATCCATGGTAGAATCTAATACGGTATACTCTTTAACTGTCAACCCATAAGCATGCCAACATTTAAATACATGATTAATATCTTCATATCCTAAATGAACTGCCACATTATATAAATGTTGATATTCAATTTTATCTTTAATAACATCATTACAAATATCCATGTATAAACATTTGAATTCATAATTATGCATAGAATTCAATACATCGATATATAATGTAGATAAGTTATCATGGTATTCAGAAGAATTATACACATCAGTCAAGATATCCAACATATTGATATGGTCATCAGTGTAATCTATCAATATAGGATTATCAATATGATTGTAGTTATAATTAGAGATGATGTTATATAATACCTGTTTATTAAACAATCCTTTACCAATAATTTTAGTGAATTTATCATCAGAATATAATGAATCAAATACTTTATTAAATGGTAATCCTAAATTAAATAATTGTTTTACTACATCATAAACATATTCATCATATCGTTTTTTATTATCACGGATTGCATAATCTGAAGGTATTTTTGTATATTGTGTATCATCAATATCATAAAAATCAACCACCGTTTCAATATCAATATAATTCTTTAAAACATGGTCAAATATTTGGGTATATTTGTCACCATTATTCCAATTATTTCCAATAATAACATCTCTTGATGTTAAATCACATGCCTGAACAAATCCTCTATTATGTACAGGGAATTTATGGTCAGGAGTACAAATTATTTTTTCATTATTACTCAATAATAATTCAACCACTCCTGCACTTTTATGCGTGATACCAGCCCATGATACGATACCAGGTTTTACTGTACCATTTCCAGGATTACAACTTACTACCCAATTTTCAACACCATTTTCAAAATCAGTAATCAATTCTGATAAGGTTTTAGATTTACCAGATAATAAATCAATTTTGGTATCTAATGATAAGCAACCACTTTGAAGTACATCTACTTTAGAACCAGCACCATCAGCACGTTGGGCAAGATATATATCCTCTAATTGTGATTGAGGATTATAAACACTATCCACACTGGCCTGCCCATTACCATTCATAGATGGAATTTTTTTCTGTCTCATTTCATTTTTGACAGTCTCTAAATAGGCTTTGACACGATTAGGTGGCATTTTGCCTACATCAATATAGAATACCCTACGTTCTGGTGCTCTTTGAATTCTATAGATAATGATAGCATCTTCTAATAATTCTTTTTGTTTGTGAGTCTTATACACAGTTCTTAAAACTGATTCACCAAAAGGGGCACTATCTGACATATCATCATTAATAGAAAATACCACCATATCAGAGGCTAATACTATTTCTGTTTTAATATCTGTTACTGCTCGATAATTAGTATTTGCAAATCCATTTGAATTAGCAGGTTCTTTAGAATTAATACGTAATTGATACCCAACAATATTGGTAATATCATGTGCATCTACCACAGCACCAATAACATCGGCGGCTGGTACCCATTCCCATTTTTTATATGGTGATTTTTTTCTAAAAAAACAATCTCCATATTTTACAAGATTCCTACTTAATTTAAATAATCTATTATCATTAAATCCATGTAGTTCACACCATCGGCGTAATGCTGCATTTAATGTGGTGATTAAAGTATCATCAACTTCTTGTGATTCCTCTTTAATCATATCTAAGTCTAAAGGAAGATTGGTTTTATTATTCTTACCAGTCATTTCTTCAGCAGTAATATCTAATGCTCTAGCAACCTCTACATCATTATCCATTGCATTATATTCATTATATCGTGCTAATCTTGATGCACCACCCTGAATAACTCTATGATAAGAGGTATTACTAATAGCACCATAACTATTGTCTAATGACTGATTGTCAGTAACCGTTACCACTGGTTGCGTAGGCGAAGCTATTTTATAAAAATCTGTAATTTTTGCCATAATATTTTAGTATGTAAAAAGGTTATTATAACATATTATTTAATATATTGCATAACTGGGTTTCTTCAATTCATGTTCTAACTTATTAGAAATGAAATCGCTGATTGCTCGTTTTTCAGGGATAGATAAATGCAATAAATCATTATATTGTATACTACCCCTCATATAATATGTCAATTCAACTATTTCTTCTAACATTTGACTAGTCTCATGAGATAATCTACCGACATATTGATTTATAGCACCTTTATCTTTGCTACTCATCAATCCAAAAAAAAAGTGAGAGGATTTAATGGTAATTCTAATTGCATCGGTTTCTTGCAATCTTTACATACCACATTAGTAGCATTTTCAAACCCCCAATCATTACTAAGGCTTAATGCTTTTGAAATTTTTGTAAACCATGGAGCCGGGATTTCTTGTGTCCATTCTAAAATACTTTCATAATCAGTAATACCATCAACAGATTTAATAACATTAACAGTAGCTACTAATAATTTTTCTTGCATTTCAGAACTAGTCATAGATTCATAATCTTTTGCACTTTGCATTAATTCTAAATAATCTTTGAATTTGATGGGATGCAACATAACAATCTGTCCATTATCCATAGGAACAGTATATGATTCTGTGATAATAGTCGGGTCAATATACTTGGTGGTTTTGATTAAATTAGATAAATCAATATCATATTTATGTGATACCGATTTCTCACCTTTACATTGATGATTATGTGATACAGTAATAGTAGTACCGTAAGTAACCTGTCGTAATACTACTAATAATAAATCTACATCCTTACTGAATAATTCTTCAGGTTGTAGAATATCAGGAATACATCTTTTAAATACATTTGATACTGCTTTACCATTAATAATATCAGAAATATTTCTCATAGATATTTCCTCGAATGCACTCATTGCCTTTACCTCTACCTCACCATTCGTTACGTGAGAAGCTAATACCCCCTCTCCATATAATAATCCTTGGCTAGGTAATCTACAAATAACCCCTGGTAGCTTTAAATTCTGTAATAATACGTTTGTCATCGGTTAATAGCCTATTAAAATATGATTTTAGACGGTGCTATTTATATTAAAAAAAATACAATATGATAATTTTTAAATAATAAAAAAGCCCCGCCATGCGGGGCTTCCCAAAGTTCATGAATTATTCAGATACTTCTTCTGATTCTTCTTCAGGTTCTACATTTTCTGAAACTTCTTCTGTATCTGCATTTTCAGATGCTAAATATGCATCTACCAAACGTGTGATTTCCTCCAAGAAATGTTTACTTGCTGCACCGTTAATAACCAATTCGGTTTCAGCTTTTCTTGCACGGTCAATGGAGTCATCATATAACGATACGGTACGTTGAATGTTTGCAGGTAATTCTGAAACTACTAATTCACGGTCTTGAACGGTTAATGTTTGTGTTGCCATTTTGTAGGAACCTCCTATGTTGTAAAGATTAAAATTATAATGATTAAAAACTAATTTGTCAACTATTTAAAATAATATATTAATTATTTTTTATCAGTAATCTCCTCTTTAGAAATATTGTCAGATGTTAATAAATCATCAAAATCGGCAGTGGTAATGTCTGGTTTTTCTATTTTAGGTTGAGGACTAGTAGATAATTTGCCATGTAAATTACTAGGAACCCCTGTTTTACTAATATTCCCTAATTTAGTGTAAGCATAAAAATCTATGGTCGGGAACTTCTTGGCAATCCTTACTGCCATATCCATATACGATTCACTAAAATAGTCACCAACATCGTGCCACCGTAATGCCACGTTTGTACTCTGTTTATTGGCTATATTTAGTTTATTATGCAATTCTTTTACAATTTTATGTTCAAAACCATGAGGGTCATTTACCAAAAAATTAATCTTATTTGATAATGGTATAAACACTTGTGGGAATTGTATATGACCATCCTGTTTAACATAACAATATGTTCTACATTTACCAGTACTAGCACAGGTATTAACAATAACCAATTCATCTGTTTTTTCATTAACAATCAATCCAGTCATTGCCGGTAGACCAACATCAAATAATGTTGCACCAATAGTCTTAGAAACTTTAGAATTATGTTTTAGTAATTGTTTTGGTCTAACCTTCAACAAATGTTTAAGAGTAGAATAGTCATAATCTTCATCAAATTCATTTTTTATAATTATATTATCCGATAAATCTTCCATATCAGTAGGGATATCATCCAATGCATTATCTTCAACCGGCACAATAGATTCATATAATTTTGCATGTACAAATTGTGACAAGCTCATTATTTTATAACCATGTAACGTATCATGACGTACTGGTTCTTGGTTAAATAATTCTGATAATAACATAATATTCCTTTAAATATTGTTTAGGATTATATATTTATACCAAATACTGATAATTATGACGAGACATAGATGCAACATAATTACAGTCATTAATCATCCATGGTACATTAAGTGTTACATCACTATTAATTCTACGAATAACATCTTCACATTGCTTAATTTCTTCTACTTGTAACTTTAATATGGTTGCATTATATAAAGCATCCTGTAAGGCATAATTAGCAGCCATTATATTATTGGTGGTAATAATCATAATAATTCCCAAAAAATAATATTTATAAAAAAGCCACCCATAAGGTGGCTTTTTATTTTTAAAATCTATGGAATCCTGACATCCACCATTTTGGAATTTTATGCTTCATATTCTTAAATAAATGGTCAAAGGATTCATCAAGTATATAAGCTACTCCATGGTCTTCATGGTGCCTTACAATCCTCCCAGTGCCTTGCAAAATATCTTTTAATGCATTGAGTAGGTACCAAGTATTAGATGCCTCCATGCGGCGTTTCACCCATTTATCACCAATAGATAAGTATGGCACTTTAGCAAAGATTACAAACCTACTTAAATCATCAACCATATCTAATCCTTCCGTAACACTAGGGGATAATAATAAGGATGGTTTCTTATTATGGATAAAGGCATCAATAATATCATTTCTCTTATCACCAGAATTTGGATTATGATGGAATATATCATGTCCACAATCTTCCAAATTGTCAGCCAACCATGTAGAAATACTATAGTTACCAGTATGGATAATACCATTCTCATCATTATGTTCTTCTAAAATGGTTCTAATAGCATCCAACATTTCTTTTTTACCGGCAATATTCTTATCCCAACCGTAATTCATTTTCATGATTGGTTTATATATTACTGGTCTGTTTTCAGGGTCAAAATCCGAATCTAATGATATAAAACATGATTCTTCTAATGGTATTCCTAAATTCTTACACATTTCTTCATGGTCGAAAATAGTAGCTGATAAGAATAAAAATTTATCTGCCATAGGTTGCACAAATTCTCTAAAAGTAGATGCACCAAAAACATACTTTATTTTAAGATTTTTATCATCACCAGTAATAATAAATTCTTTAGGTATATCTTCAACATCAATTTCTAAGAAATCCTGAATAATGTGTAAATGGTCTAATAAAAAGTTTATTTGTTTTAATATAGGAACATCAGATTTATTTACTGGTCGTTTATTAGAAATAATATCATCATGTTCATCCATTAAATCTGCTAATACTTTAACCATCACCGGATTATAATCATTCTTAATCCAATCGTACATGACTTGCATATCATCAGAATACTTATATGTAATTTTATACTTATCACATGAATACTTAGATATTGAAATGCTATTATGGTCGGTTAATATGGCTTCTAATGTATGACATTCATCTAATACCATAAGATTTCTTGGTGAAAATTTCTCAGTATACTTAAAGGTTGATAATGCTAATGAATAATTCAATACAGTAAAATTAGCATTTTTTGCATGTTCTGATTGTATAATACTAGGACATGATGAACACTTCGGCGATACTAACGAGCCTAAATCACATGTAGTACCTTTGGTACTACATTTATAATTAGATTTTCCATATAATGATACTAAACCATGGTCTTTTGCAAATTCTTTTGTATATTGTTCTTGTAGAATCTTTTGATGTGTCAGAATGTAGGCAGCCTTCTGATGATTAAATTGTGAAAAATAATTAGCAATAGTTAAGGCTAAATTAGATTTTCCAGTACCAGTAGGTAATTCACAAAAGAAATATTTCTTATGCATATTATCTTCAATAAACTGAAAGGTCTCAACCTGTTTCGGTCTAGGTGTTTTATTCTTAAAATTCCATGATTCTAAAATTGTTTGTTCAGTCATATTGTTCTCTTATAATTAATTCTATTAATATTCATCAATGGTGACTGCGTGGCAGTCACCATTATAATCATTGAAGGAGGCATGGATGCCGACGACCCCCAGGACGGTTGTGAAATGAAATGGAGCAGAGGACGCGAGGGCAATTTAATAATCATCGGCGGTTGTTTTTTGTATAAATAATAAATATAGTTTAATTATAAACAATGGATATTAATAAGTCAAATGAAAAAGATGGTATCATATAAATTAAGGGCATATCTGACAGAGCAGCAGGAACAAATGTTTCGTGTTGAGTCTGGTCATGCGCGATTTGTATGGAATCATTTATTATCGATGATGATTAAGGCATATGAAAGACGCAAAGAATCTTTTGGATATGCTGGATTAAGTAGATATATCACTAAATTAAAAAAGACGAAAAAATATAATTGGTTAAATGATGCGACTGGTGCGGTTATCACACAAAAGATAATTGATTTGGATAAGGCATATGGTAATTTTTTCAAGAGGGGTGCAGGATATCCCAAGTATAAAAAGAAAACGAGTGAACAAAGAATTAGATATCAGTTAGACCAACGCATTATTGGAAAATATTTTATAGCTGGTGAATTATTAAGATTGACCAATATTGGTGTGATTGATGTGAAATGGCATCGGATTCCTAAAGGAATTCCTAAGATGGTGACATTAATAAAAGCCGCTAGTGGTGAATATTATGTTTCATTTTCATGTGAAGAAGAGATTGAAGAATTGCCAAAAACTGGCAAAGTAGTAGGAATAGATGTAGGCATTAAAGATGTAGTTGTCACAAGTGATGGTTATTTTTCTGGTGCCCCGAAGTTTTATTATCAATATCAGCGGGAATTGAAATTAGCCCAACGAGAATTGAGCCGAAAAACCAAAGGTTCAAATGGATATGAAAAACAAAGAGTTGTTGTAGCTAAGATTCATGCTAAGATAGCAAGATGTAGAAAAGATTTTTTGCATAAGTTATCTCATAAGATAGTAAATGAATATGATTATATCTGCATAGAAGATTTGAATGTGAAAGGGATGGTAAAGAACCGAAAACTTTCAAAAGCTGTTTCTGATGTAGGTATGTATGAGCTAAAAAGACAACTGATATATAAGGCAGATTGGTACGCGAAAGAAATTAGAATAATTGACAGATGGTTTCCGAGTACCAAAATGTGCAGTTCGTGTGGGATGCTTCATGATATGAAGTTATCTGACCGGACAATGAATTGCGATTGTGGCTTCTCTATGGATAGAGATTTAAATGCCGCAATTAATATAAAACAGGCCGGGATGGTCTGACGCGGAGCTATGTATCAACTGATTATTATCTAGCTGCATCGGATAATGGGTCAGATAGCGATGAAACGTAAAAGCAAAAAAAAATAATGATTTCCGTGCTGGATTAGGAAATCATTATTTTAAACCGCCGATTCCACTCTTACGATTTATATACTTCAATACTTCCATAATAACTAAAAATTCAAATACATTCCCAACTATACCAAAAAATAAACTACCGAAATATTGATATGGTTTATCCATTGTATAGGATAAAGAAATAGATATACTGGCGAAAGCCAAATATATAATAAATGAAAATCTATTTACATTCATGATAACCCCCAATAATTAAACCATACTAAATGTAATAATATTATATATGATTTTATCATTAATCGGCTATTTTATTTACATCATAACAACCTATTGATTGTTAAGAGATTATTAATATTTGTTAACTGTTTGGAAACATTTAATTTCTCATTATCAAATACTGGTTGTTTATACCTGTTACACTTATCTTCAAACGTTTCAGCCTTGCTTTTTAAGGCTTCTATACGGTCATAATGGTCAATAGATAAGGGTACTATTTTATCAATAGTTTCATCCAACCATTTAACAAATTCTAATTTATCATCATTACGTGGTATAAATGATAAAACTACACTATCAGTAATAGTAGTTATCTGTACAATGGTATAATAATTACCAAACACCATATTAAATTTATCATATATTTCATTTTCAGAATATGATAAATGATATGGATTATTTTTTACATCGTGAAGTCGGAAAAATGTTTCATTATCTTTTGGTAATATATAACATTCACTATAAAGATACTCATTAACACCTAAGATATTGTAAATATGCTGTTTAGTTATCTTAGGAACATGACCATCATAAAAGGCTTTCTTACGGTTAATAATAATATTTAGATTAGCATCATTATCAGCAAATATCTTAATATAATAACCATTCTTGGCTACTATCTTACGCATCTTAACCTTTAATTCTTCAATATATCCAGCAACATCTATTTCAAAAAATTCTGGTCTAACATTGAAGATATATCTATCACCATTGTTGCACACTTTATGTACTACACTATTATAATAAACTTTAGGTATCCCTATCATAGATTCTAAAGTACCTATTGAGTAAATAGATGGTCCTGATGGGTTAGGTTTTTTTACTTTTGCTCTTCTAAAAGCATTAATAACATAACTAACCTTAAACAGTGAATTGTGTTGGGTAATTTCTACTTTTGGATGATGTTTAACTTCCATCAATACAAAATTATAAATTCTGGAATGCTTAGACATTCTTTTTAATTTTTTATTAATGATTTCTGACGGAATCATTAAAGTAGTAATGACAGTCATATTAATACCTTTATGTGTCATTCCATTGTCTGTAGCTATTTCTACGATTTTATCAACATCATATAAGGTATTTAACAATTTATATAAACTAATATTTCCTAGCTTATATTGGTCTAATTCATACATATTCATATTGTTACTCCCAATCCCATTCAACATTTTTTAATACTGAACCATATTCATAAATTTTTCTAACACCATCGGATATTTCTGATGGTTTTGAACGTATCCCAAAATAAACGTTATCACCATAGATTAATGGTTCAGAACAATTCTTAAACCAACAAGCAATATCATATCCTTTTGCTAAATCATCCTTCTTAAATTTAGCTACTGGAAAGTATCGTTCACCAAATATTGGACATTCCGAATGATTCTGCTGTGCATATTCTATATAATCATCAGCAGTATCATAGGATTCACATTCATGACATTTTACGGCATAAGATTGAAACGCCTCCCCATACCACTGTTTAGGTATAAAAGAATACATTTTATCTGCATCTTCACAATCATATCGATTAATGAATTCAAATGGTTTTCCATTGTATTCTAATTCCATAAAACATTCTAATTCGAAAGGATTACCAATTTCACCACTCTTCCATGATGGAGTTATATAAGATTGCACACATTTTAATTTTACATCAGGGTCATCAAAATAATCTTCTACACTACGATATTCATTAATATTTCCCCTACCATTTTCTTCCATTTCCATAAATTTAACAGATGTAACATCTACATCTACGGAAATATTCAAGTATTGCTCATCATTACAATCATCATAGGTATATCCAAAGACATTAGGAACGAATCCATACATGGATACTTTTTTAATATCATCTTTATATATGACATATACTCTTTGGGTATTATTATCTTCAGAATACCCAAAGTGAACTAAATTTAATTTAATTTTCATTATTTTTATACTCATAATTATGTTACGAAGGTATATGGTAGCATAACCGTATCATATGTCAATCTAAATTTGATAAATACATTCATTTGAAATCTGTTGGTTATTATGCAAAACTTCATCGATTATTTGATTACTGAATCAACCCTCCAATATCATCATTCATTAAACCAAGATATTTGGAATGGGGATACTCTTGACCCAGAAATTAGAGATAAAATGTTGGAGATTGCAAAGAATTTCCATGAACAGTTAGAATTGCCGGATTTCAAAATTTTAGATATTATTTTTGTTGGTGGTAACTGTGGTTACAATTATACCAAATATTCTGATATCGATTTGCATTTAGTGCTAGATACAACCAGCAAAAGATGTAAAGAGTGTGGTATAGATATGGATGATTTCTTAGATACTAAGAAAAAATATTTCAATCTAAAACATGATATTAACATTTATGAATATGATGTTGAATTATATGCACAAACTAAAGATGATAAATTAGAATCAGCAGGTGTTTACAGTGTCCTGCATAACAAGTGGTTAAAACATCCAGAATTTAATAAAGACTATAAAATTGATAATAATTTAATTGACCGTAAGGCAAAACAATTAAAAATCAAAATCGATAGAATTATTAAAACTCATGATTATGATGAACTAAAAGCATTATCTACAAAAATAAAACATTATAGAAAATCTGGATTAGCCAAACATGGTGAAACAAGTATTGAGAATTTAGTATTTAAAGAATTACGAAATACTGGATATATAGATAAATTGAAAGGTGCAAAATTAAAAGCTATCGATAATCAATTATCATTGAAAGAATCTGAAGGTGAAAAACATAAAGATGATATTCATGCTAGTAAACGAAACTTATTTTATCTACACAAAAATAAACAATTAGGATTAAATGATTCATATCATAAGAAAATGCAACAATTATTAAATGATGAAAAATTTATTAAGGATGCACATAAAGTGAAACATATTCAAAATAAATTAGAACAAGTGATTGATAAATATCTTAAAAATAGTAAAACCACTACCCTACAAGGGTAGTGGTTCCGATGATATTACTGCTGATTCATGTTTAGCAGACCCTGGTTCAAATTCTATTTGTTCTAATATGGTCATGTCTTTATACCATAAAAAAAGCCCATGATAGTCATGGGCAGAGGAGAGGAGAACTACTATGCAAAATGGGGGAAATGGTCATTTATATAATCAATATATTTAAATCCTTTTTCGACCACAAAATCGGTAAAATCAAACGTACCATGTCTAATATCATCTGCATTTTTTATAAATTCAGATTGTTTTAACATAGCCAATACAGGATATGATTCCATAAAATCAATATGGTACTTAGTACCTCGATGTGCTTCTAACCAAAATATTAAATCGTAATTAACAATGGATTTAATATTCTTATCCAAAATTGTCTCTAACTGTTTCTTATTTTTAAATTTTACAATATATGTACCATAATCAGGGGAATTAATCATATATCCTTGGTCAATGGTAAATTCTAATGACTTATCCGGCATAACTGCATAGTGTATTTTATTCTTATCATATTTTATAAAATCCAACATATCTTGTAGCATATCATTGTCCATCAAATTGGTCACAGGATTATTAAAGTTCATAATATTGTTAGTCCATAAGTATTTTTAATTAAAATATTATTATACCTATATTATCCTAATTGTCAACAATTATTTTTATATCTTCATCATCAGATATTATATTACAACCAATCGGTAAATGAATACCATGAAAATACCATTCCTCTTTTATCTTATATAAGTGCAAAGCATCATTACCATGTAACGTAAATTCAGATAATACGGCATCTGGATAATGGTTACTATTGACAAATAGTAAGAATTCATCAGTATCACCAGTAAATATCATATCATTTTAAAGGCTCTAACGTAAAATTGCTTTTTCTTATCCCTAGAATTTTGGTAATACATCATACCTTTATAATAAAATGATATGGTTAACCCATAATCGGGGTTAGTATCAGTAACAGTCCAATATTCTTCTTCAAGATGCATATCATATCCATCAATCATATCATCCTTAATAATGGCATAATGTTGGAGAATATATTTCATAAAATCTGCATCAGGAACAAACCATTCATTATAATCATCAATAATTAAAAATGATTCAAACATTGAAATATCCGAATAGGCTAACTTTTTTTCATATACCTTTGGTGATAATATTAATCGTTTACCATCTGGAACTGTAGAAATATGTAAGCCACCTTCTAATATCTCTCCAATCATATATTATAATCATCATACTTCAATATCATCGGAGGTATACCTAACTCTTCAAATACAGAATTATACACCTGATTAAAAATATCTAAATCATCAGGATGGAACATAACAGAATCATGTATAGTGATTGCCGGATACTTCTTAACCTTCATAAATCGTCTAAAAATTCTATTAACAAACAATTCTGATTCTACTTTTTGTAATAATTTAGGCAAATGTGGAACAAAGTCTTGTTTATTTAAATATGATACTAACCCTACCATTGTTGGAAATTCTGTAGCTAATTTTGTTTTTAAGTCTTTGAATTGTATATCATTACTGAAGAATGTTTTAAAAACACAACCTTTAGCTCCATCTCTATCTTTTTTAATGATAGATGCTATTTCTTCATACAACATACCAGCTTTAGATAATCCAATAAATTTATCTAAATCTTGTTTATTCTCATCAGAATGATTTTTAGCATATTTTATAGCTTCCATAACATTAGCGAATGGTAACAAAATCTTATCATCATCTTCATGCTTTAACCATTCAACACCGTACATCATTTCAGAAATCTGTTTAGGATATTCAATAATCATGGAAAAAATAGCCATTTGAGAATTCTTAGCATCAGCACTAATATATTTTACACCATCAATATTAATGAATTGTCTAACCCATGATTTGATATTGGTGAAAATACTATGGAATCGTCCACCAAATTTATCACAAACGTTAAAATAGGTATTACCTTGTTGGATAAATTCTACGGTATTAATGAATTCAGCAATCTTTATTTCGTCAGCATCCTTTAATTTTTTCTTTAATCCTTTATCATCACCAAATGATAAATTATAATAAGCATAAGGATTTGAATTATAAGAAGAAAGCATTTCAGCAGTGTTCATTCTTTTGAATAATTCAATAGCATCATCAATCATTGGTTTATATTCAGCACTATTCATCTTACGTTTGTTTCTGATTCTAATCTTATCAGCAGCAAATCTATGTTTTAAACGCCAATCTTGAACATTAAAAATATAATATTGTTTAACATCTATAGTAGATGAATCAGTAGTGAATAAATGATTAGCTAATTTATAGCTTCTAGCCTTTTTACTATCTTCATAATGATACCATTTATCATCACATAGCAATAATCCAGCATTAATATAGGCTAATCTATATGATTCAAAAGTATAACCTACCAATTGTTCAATATAATTACTTCTTAACTGTACGAAACTTTTAAAATGATTAGAGAAGAATTCGTTATCAGTAATATATACTTTTCTAGTTCTTTTAGTTTTTTGAAACAAATATGTAAATGCTACTAAACCTATGAAAGCCTTAGCAATTTCTAAATTATATTCAAAATTTTCATCATATTTTTCTTTATAATCCATCATAGCCTTATGAATCATATCATCTGTCAATAGGATAGGAATATATAAAGGTACTCTTTTATCCTCATCAGACCCTTCTAAAGATTCATATCTAATCTGTGAAGCACATTTCTTTTTTATAAATTTATAAGGTATGACATATTTCTTAGCATTAAATTTTTTAAACTGATGTTTCATAGCCCCTACCATAGATTCAGGGCTTCTTTTTTGATAAGGTTCAAAAATTGTTAAATCATCCATAAATCTAAAGTATGAAAGACTGTCAAAGAATGTTTGTGTTACAGGGTCATAATATCTAGCATTCTTAATATCATGAAAGCATACAGTCTTGGTAACAGTAGAGAAAACACATCTAAACCGTGAATAATCATAGATTTCATTAGCAATAATATTCATAAAGGAAATATACCATAGAAAAGGTCAAATATTTATAAGCATAATTATACAGAATATTAAAATATTGTCAACTATTAAATTGTTAACAGGTAAAAAAAAAAAAAGTCTTGTAAGTCTTTAGGATAGAAAGGATTAAAGATGATAAAGTATTGAAATAATTAAGAATAATTAAAGAAATAGGATAGTCTTTAGGATATTCATAATTAGGATAGTCTTTAGGATATTCATAATTAGGATAGTCTTTAGGATATTCATAGAATACAATAATTAAGATATGAAGATATGATTTCATAATTACATATATAAAAGATGATTCATAGAATTATAATTTACAATGTAGAAAATCATTATAATGATAATAATAATAGTTAATTAAAGAAGATAGTAAAATATCATAATAACAGACGATATGATAAAGAAGAATCAAAGGATTCTCCGCAAGCCCCGTATAATAAGGCATGCTGTGAAACGGCATTTCGGGAGCATATGCCAATTTTTACATAAAAAATTAAAAATTGTTGCAATTATGTTAAAATATATGATAGGATATACCGATGATTTTTAGGACTAAATATCATGCAAAAACAAAAATTCAAAACCCTTTAATGAGTATTACTATGACAAAACCTATTGATGTGATTAAAAGAGATGGAACCTTAGAACTGTTGGATATTAATAAAATCCATACAGTGTTATCATGGGCATGTGAAGGTTTATCCAATGTTTCAGTATCAGACATTGAGATGAATTCAAAAATTCAATTTTATAATAAAATCAAATCGTCCGATATTCATAACACCATGATTAAGGCGGCGGCAGATTTGATTGATGAAGAGTATCCTAATTATCAATATGTCGCCTCCAGACTGTTGTTATTCTCCTTACGTAAGCAAGTATTAGGACAATACGAGCCTATTCATGTAAAGGACCTATATTTAAGGAATGTTGAACTAGGACTATATGAAGATATAACAAATCAATATTCAGATGAAGAATGGGCGGAATTTGATAATATTGTTGACCATGAACGAGATTTTTTAATTGCTTATGCAGGTATGAAGCAATTAGAGGGTAAGTATCTTGTACAGGATAGAGTAACTAAAAAAATCTTTGAAACGCCACAGTATTCATTTATCATGATTGCTGCTAATGTGTTTATTAATTATCCTAAAGATACCAGAATGTCATATGTAAAAAAATTATATGACAACCTTTCAAAATTCAATATTAGTTTACCTACCCCTATTATGGCAGGTGTACGTACACCATCTAAACAATATTCATCATGTGTATTATTAGAATGTTCTGATTCTTTAGATAGTATCACTGCTACTACTGGGGCTATCATTAAATATATTTCTCAGAAAGCTGGTATTGGTTTAGGCGCAGGTTCTATCCGAGCATTAGGTTCATCTGTCGATAATGGTAGAGCAGAACACACTGGAAACATTCCATTCTTTAAATTATTCGAAGCTGCAGTAAAATCGTGCTCTCAAGGTTCCTTGAGGGCAGGTTCAGCAACCTTACATACAGTAATTTGGCACTTAGAAATTGAAGACATTTTAGTGTTAAAAAATAATAAAGGTACTACTGAAAATCGGGTTAGAAAAATTGATTACAGTATTCAATATAATGGATTCATCTTGACCCGTTTATTGAGAGGTGAAAAAATTACATTATTCTCACCGCATGATGTTCCAGATTTATATGATGCATTTTTCGATGACCAAGATAAATTTGCCGAACTATATGTCAAATATGAAAATAATAAACACATTCGTAAAAAACGTATTGATGCTAATGAATTGATTACTACATTCTTATTAGAACAATTCGAAACCGGTAGACTATATAATATGTTTACTGACCATGCAAACACCCATAGTTCATTCTTGGAAGAAGTAGCACCTATAAAAATGTCTAATCTTTGCCAAGAGATTACATTACCTACTAAACCGTTTGTATCGTTAGACGATACTAACGGTCAAATAGCATTATGTATCCTAGCAGCTATCAATCTTGGTAATGTTAAACAATTATCAGATATGGAAGAATGGGCTGATATTTGTGTTAGAACCCTAGATGAACTAATTGATATTCAAGACTATCCCTTAGAAGCTGCTAGAATTTCTACTGTTAATAGACGGTCTTTAGGGGTAGGCGTTATCAATTATGCTTATTACCTTGCTAAAAATTCAGCAAAATATGATGAATCTGGTTTCGATTTAACCAATAAAACCTTCGAAGCATACCAATACTATCTATTGAACGCATCAGTTAATCTTGCAAAAGAAAAAGGTAAATGTAATTGGTTCTACCAAACAAAATATTCTAAAGGCATTCTTCCTATTGATACCTATAAATCTAATATTGATGAATTGGTAGGAAAAGATTTACAAATGGATTGGGAATGGTTAAGAAAAGAGATTCTTACACATGGTCTACGAAACAGTACATTATCATCTTTGATGCCTAGCGAATGTCAATTATATTCTAATAAATTAAATCTAGCCGATGGTAGACGATTAAATTTCCATGAATTATTAGATGATGTTGGGGTAGATTGGGAAAGTATCGAAACGTCTGGAATCCCACAACGATATTCATTCTTGAAACCTATTGTTATTAATACTCAACATGGTCCTAAAGAAGCATTTGAATATTACTATAATGGCTTTATTGATGTTATTGAATTAGAATTCGATGATGGTGAAACATATGGTTTTACACCTAATCATAAATTATTGGTTCTGCAACAAAATGTATCATTAATCAATGATATAGAATATACCAGACATTGGGAAAAGGTGGAAAATCTAACGGATGGTCATTTGATTATTTTCAAATCTGACGACCAACATGAATATGGTGTTAGAACTATTCGTAAAATTACTCATTCTAAAAATCATACATGGGATATCTCAGTATTAGATGGTGAAGAATATATTTTACCAAATGGTATCATTTCTCATAACACATCTTCACAAATCAGTAATGCTACTAATGGTATTGAACCTGTATTATCTACTGTTACCACAAAAGGTTCTAAAAATAGTACAGCTAAACAAGTTGTACCAGAAGTAGGAAAATTGAAAAACAAGTATGATTATGCATGGAATATGCGGACTAATGATGGATATATTAAGAATGTAGGCATCATGCAAAAATATATTGACCAAGCAATATCTGCTAACAAGTATTACAATCCTGAACACTGGCCAGATGGCAAGATTCCTATGGATATCCTCATTAACGACTTTTTGAATTCTTATAAGTATGGTCATAAAACTGCTTATTATTCAAACACTTACGATGGTAGAGGAGAATCGGAGGATGAAGGATGTGAAGGCGGTGCATGTAAAATATAATTAAATTTTTTACATAAATAGATGCCCATTATATGAAAAGTATCATGGGCATTTTATTATAATTATGGTTGACATAATAACTGATATATTATAATATTCTTCATAAATTCCGTTATCTTAACTTTTAACACATATAAGAAAAAAACTACTATGTCCGTATTCTCAACTACAAAAACAGATTTTACAAAAGAATCCATGTTCTTCGGAGCTGAACCTAACCTAGCACGATACGATGTACAGAAATATCCAATATTTGAAAAGTTGACGGAAAAACAAATAGGATTTTTTTGGACACCCGGAGAAGTTGATTTATCAAAAGATGCTAGAGATTTCAAAGCCTTAACAAAAAATGAACAATTCATTTTTACACAAAATTTAAAATATCAAATCCTACTAGATTCTGTTCAAGGTAGGTCACCTAATATTGCCTTATTACCATTCATTTCTATTCCAGAATTAGAAACCACCGTGATAACATGGTCATTCTTTGAAACTATTCATTCAAGAAGCTATACTCATATTATCAGAAATCTATATCCTAATCCTGGTGAGGTATTTGATACGATTCTTGATAATACAATGATTGTTGCACGGGCACAAACTGTTACTGATAAGTATGATGATTTCATTGAGTATGCTAATTATTATAAATTGTTAGGATATGGTTCCCACACAATCACCTCAGATAATAAATCTAAAACCATTACAATCAACGAATATACCTTAAAAACTAAGTTGTATTTAACCTTAGCATCAATTTATATTTTAGAAGGTATTAGATTCTATGTAAGTTTTGCTTGTTCTTTTGCCTTTGGCGAAAATTCAAAAATGGAAGGAAATTCTAAATTAATTTCATTAATCGCCCGTGATGAATTCGTACATTTAGGTATCACCCAAAATATCATTAAAAATCTTCCTAAAGAAGATGATATGTTTGTCAAAATTATCCATGAGTGTACTGATGAAGTATATGCCATGTTTAATGCTGCTGCTGACCAGGAAAAAGAATGGGCTAAATATTTGTTCAATGATGGTTCAATTATTGGTTTAAATGAGATATTATTAAGTCAATATGTAGAATATATGACCAATAAAAGATTAAAGACATTGGGGCTTAAAGCAGTATTTGCAAATATTTCTAACCCTCTACAATGGACGAATAAATATCTCGGTAGTAAAGACGTACAAACAGCTAAACAAGAAACTGAAAATAGTTCATATTTGGTTGGTTCTGTCGATACTAATGTCAATACCCAATTACTTTCATCTTTTGTTCTATAGGATTATAAATGATTAAATATCATTTTCAAAAATTGTTTACCGATATTTTGTGTACTATTGCTAGAATTATGCCAAAATCAGTAGTATTATATTGTGCAATATACGTTATGTCATATTCCACCTCTGGAAAATATTCTAATACCGTTGTCCCAGAATTATCAGGTATGGATGCTATTAAAAGATTTTCGGAAGATTATAAGATTAACTAAATATATAAACATCCCTACCTAAGGTAGGGATGTTTCTCTTAACAACCTAGGTAAAACCGTTACACAGAATGTCAAAAAAATATTTACAAACCTTAGAAACAAAAGTAAGAACGGATATAAAAACATGGGATGCTGACGACATATATTATGAATATAGTATTATTGTTCATGATGATGGTAAAGTATTCGATGATGTTAATAATAGATTATATTCATCATTAGATGAATGGTTAGACCACTATCTTGATGATAGTGAAGAAGATATTGATTTTTTATCATCACATAGAGGATATTTCGATGACTAGTTTTTTATTCAATAGTCCCAATGGCGAATTAGAAGTTGTATGTACAGGAAGATATGCTATTAAAAAATCATTGACTTCTAAGAATACATATAAGAAAATAGAGATAACCCCAACAGATGAACATATTGGGTGGAAGAAATTTGTTAATGAAGAAGATTTAATGGAGATACGTCGATTTGATGGATTGGAATCAGACGATACATTATAAAAAAATATGATATACTGTAACGACAGTTAAGATTAACTGTCACTAATTAATGACGAAATTATGAAAAAAATTATAGAAAAATATATACCTTTACCATCCTTTCCTAATGCTAAAGGTTGGTATAGTTTAAAATGTAATGTATGCCACGATTATAAAGTTAGAGCAGGATTTAATTTTACTGATGATAATGTGTCATATCATTGTTTTAATTGTAATTTTAAAGCATTTTATTTTGTTAATTCACGGGTTAATGATGATTTCAAAAAAGTATTAAATTCGTATCATGTTCCAGAAGATGAGTTGTTGAAACTATCATTTGTTGCCTTAACCGCAGAACGTCCAACATATAAAAAAGTAGTAAAAAGTGATAACCCATTGGTAGAAATAGATGTTCCTAAATGTTTTTATAAATTAATATCTGATGGTAGTGACAAACAGTCTAATATTGCTATAGAATATTTAAAAAATCGTGGAATAATAAATAACTATAATTTTTATCTCTCAAGAGGTAATACCACACAGGATGAAAAATTGTGGGGTAACCGTTTGATAATCCCTTATTATAGGGAAGATAAATTAATCTTTTTTCAAGGTCGGACATTAAACAATGCAAGTAGAAGATATGTTAATTCAACAGTTGATAATGATGGTATTATTTTATACGGGTATCAAAACTTTCATACCGTATCTAATGACCTTCTTTTCATTGTAGAGGGTTTTTTTGATGCCTATCATTTGAATGGTGTTGCCATTGTAGGGAATAGTTTAACCGATAAAAAAATTAAAGTTATAAACGAAAGTAATAAAAGAAAAATATATGTCCCTGATAGATTCGGGAATGGTAAAGAACCTGCAATAAAAGCTATTGAGGCAGGATGGGAAGTATCTATTCCTGATTGTGGTAATTGTAAAGATTTAAACGAAGCCATCATTAAGTATGGTCTACTATATGTAAAAAAATCATTAATGGATAATTGTAAAAAAGGTTTTGCAGCTACCATAATGGTTAATGCTATGTGCAAATAATAAGGATAATAAAAAAAATGAACAATATGTTAGTGGTTGCTATGGAAACCAGTGGGTTAAATGTTGCCAATTCTATTGGAGTGGATAGAAACCTATCAAATCATTATCAAATCCTATCCATAGGATTAATAGTTTGTAATTCCAAATATGAAAAAATTGATGAAATGTATATGGAAATTCAATATGATGGTAAAAGCCTATGGGATAAACAGGCAGAAAAACATCATGGATTATCAAAAGGGCGATTGAAAGAATATGGTTTAGTAGAAGTAAAAGCATTAGAAGAAATAGGGTCTTTTATATTCAATCATTTCGAAAATAATAAAATACCATTGGTCGGACACAATACCCACTTTAGCTTAACATTTTTAGATTCGTTATTTAGACGATATGATATTGTCTTACCATTTGATTGTCATTATTATGATTTGGCAACATTAGGAAAGGTGTTCTTAAATACCTGTAATAAAAATACCATCTTTGCACTATTAGAATTAAAAAATGATAAACGAAATGCATTGAATACTGCCCGTAATATATTAAAGGCATTCAATAGATTTAAAAGTATTGTTTGATTAATATAATTGTTGTATAATTTATTATTTGGAGGTTAATATGTATAGAAAATTGAAAATGTATTTAAATAAAATTTCCGATGTCAAACCTATTGATATGGATGATGGTACTGAAAAATTAGCCTATTTTTCCAAATATGATGGGAGTTATATTACCTTAACAGGGTTGGAGAATTCGGTTAGATATTTAATGAAACGTGGAATCACAAAAGATTTGGCGCATGGTGTTGGCTATTCTCCAAGAAAGAAAAAATGGTACGGATGGTCCCATAGGGCAATTTATGGATTTAAAATTGGAAGTACCGTTACACAAGATGATTGTGCCTATTTTCCAACTAATAAACAAGACTACATAGATTCTTACATTGAATTTTGGACGGATGTTGATAATCATAAAACAGTTTCTGTTGAAGATATAACAGAAGAAGGATTTAATATTATTTTTAATTATAATGATACCGTTCCAAATGAATCACTTAAAAATAAAATTTCTTCAGTATATCAAGAATTCCCAAAACAATGGGGACGTGGCGAATGGACTGCTAAAACCATGGATGATGCTAAACAAATGGCTATAGATTTTTGCGAAGGTGTTTCGTAATGAAACAATATCACGATTTATTACAAAAAGTATTATCAGAAGGTATAGAATCTTCTGATAGAACCGGTACCGGTACATTATCATTATTTGGTGAAAAAATGGAATTTGACCTTAGTGAAGGTTTTCCATTATTAACCACTAAACACGTATCATTTAAAAATATTGCCACAGAATTAATATGGTTCCTTAAAGGGGATACCAATGCAAAATATTTAGATGATATGAATAATACCATTTGGAAAGAATGGACTAATGATGAAAATGATTTACCACATACTTATGCTAAACAATGGCGACATTTTGGTGGATTAGATTCTAATTATACTGTAGACCAAATTGCTAATGTTATTAAAAGTATTAACGATAATCCTTATGGTAGAAGACATATTGTCAGTGCATGGAATCCTTTAACAGTAGAACATGCTGCCTTGCCACCATGCCATATGTTTTTTCAATTATACGTTAGAGATGACAAACTCTCATTATTGTTCTATATGCGGTCTAACGACATGTTTTTAGGTAACCCTTACAATATAGCTAGTTATGCTCTTCTCGCCCATCTAGTGGCATTTCTGACAGGATTTCAGGTAGGTAAACTAGTCTACATGTGTGGGGATTGTCATTTATATACAAATCATATTGAACAGGCTAAAGAATTGTTATCAAGAGATTATAACAAATATAAATTACCTACTTTAAGTATACGTGATAATTTAACCAGTATTGATGATATAGAATTATTCCATTTAAAATTAAATGATTATGCATCATATCCCAGTATTAAGGCAGACGTAGCTGTATGACCACCAGTTATCATTGTTCATATAATAAGATTGGAACCTTATATACAACCTATCCATGTGGACATAGGGTAGAATCCAATATTGACTATTTTTATTCAAATAATGAGATTAAACAATATTATACTACTTCGGAAAAATGTCCAACATGTCGTAAACATTCAAACTATACTTCAAACTTCGGTACCCGATACTTCTAATAGGAGATTACAATATGATTCACATTATCGTAGCTTATGATAATAAAAATGGTTTTACAAAGAATAAAAATATTCCATGGTTAGCTGAGGAATGGTGTAAACAAGATTTACAAAGATTTAAAACATTAACAGATGGATGTGCATTAGTAATGGGTACTAATACATATAATGAGATTGCATCTTTAAGAAAAGTAAAAAAAGATTTATTACCAAATAGAACATCATATGTTGTAACCTCTAAGCCTGAAAAAACATTTCCCGGTGCTACTACTATTTCTTCATTATCGGAAGTATATAAATTAGAACCCAATAGAGATATTTTTATTATTGGTGGTGAAAAATTATATCGAGAAGCTATGACACATTGTAAATCAGTCTTTGTTACCTATATTAACAAAGATTACGATTGTGACCAATACTTTCCAGTACCTATCAATAATTGGGAATTCTGGGACCATTCAGAAGAACCATTAAATGAATATGTAACCTTTAAAACTTATTTTAAATAATTATGAAAAAAATATTAATATTAGTAAGCATCCTTTTATTATCTGGGTGTGCTGATAAAAATCCTAATCCTGATGAGGTATTAGGATTTTGGTACGGTATGTGGCATGGTTTTACTATTATTTTAGCATTTTTGGCATCATGGTTTGATAATGATGTTGCTTTATATGCTACTAATAATACGGGATTCTGGTACAATTTAGGATATTTGTGTGGATTATATATCTTTTATGATACTACCAATTAATGTTTATTAATACCTTTCCAGTACCCTAGCTTATTATCAAATACCAATTCTTCTGGTGCATAGAATTCACCCTCTGCACCAGTCACTTCTAAATCTCTAGGGTCTACAATAATCTTCATTATTGTATTATTCTTTCCAAATTTTGGTTCAGAATGTTGTTTAGTAGATTTATCTGTTGGACCAAACCATGCACCCTTATTAAATCTTCCTAATAATTTAATATTTTCTGCATTATCTTTGGATGTTCCATGATATACAATAATAGTAGCATCACCAACTTTCTTTTCAACTTTTGAACCACGTTGTTTAGCTTCTTTAACAAAATCTTCCATAGCATTATATCGTTCAATATAATCTTGACGGTAATTGAAATTCTCTTTTAATGGTTTAATTTCTGATAGTTTCATAATTATCTAAATTTTGATTGGGTTAATCTAATATTACCATCTTTATCTACATATGCATGGGCATACATTTTATCTGCACCGTGTTTATAAAAATCTACTGTAGTGGCATCTAATCCATAATCCCATAAGTATAAACGATTATTAAACTTGCACCAATTTCTAGCGGTTGTTAAATCACCAATAGTCAATCCCGCATTTTGCATCAATTCTGTTAAGTATAAAAAATTTTCATTCTGTTCGTCATCCTGTTTACCTGCACGATATACTGTAGATGCTGCATCATGTAAATAATCTACTATATTACGAAATCGTCCACGATAATATAAATCTGCATTGGTAAATTCATTAAAAATATCACCAAACTCTTCTTTGAACATTTTTTTAAATTCACCAGGCTTGATAGGTTCAGCAAGTGGCATTTGTATCCAGTTAGATAATGAAATATTATCAAAATGAATATCTTTATTTCTTGCACTAGTATCTAAAATAGGCAATAAAAATCTACCACTTTCCCAATGGGAATAATTATAAAAATGTTCAATCTCTGCACGATTTTGAGCAATACCTTTACCATTTAATGCTAATTTAAATACGGTTTGTACCATACCCGATGTTGGTAAATTATATTCCGATAATACATGATGGTCTAACATGGATGCATCTATAGCTACTTTAAAAACAATTCTCGATGACCCTTTACCAACCCGTTCACCAAATTCTTCAAATTTTTTAATAATAGCCACAGATGAATATTTTCCTGCCCGACTATCTAATGAACGTGCCTCAATTTCGGGAGGTAATGGAGCTTCAAATAATGGTAATACTTCTTTTAGTTTCATACTTATGCCTTATATCGTTTTAGTGTAGGTGATAATTTCAATGTTATATTACCATCCTTATCCACCTTAGCAGTTGCCTTTTTAAATTTATTATATAGTTCATGGGTAGTAACATCAAAACCATAATCTAACAAATATAATCTATTGTTAAATAATCCCCAACTACTATTCTTAAAAATATCCCCAAACCCTAATTTCACGGTATCAATCATATCCATTAATGTATGAAAATTATGAGCTTGTAATCCTGTTGCTACACCATTCTTAACAGCATTATCTCTAATCTCTTTCAATGCATCATGTAATTCCGCACGAGTTTTTATTTTAATATTAGATAAATCATCAAAGACCATACCAAATTCTGCTTCAAATATTCCTTTAAATTCCAATGGTTTAATTCTTTTTACCATTGGTAATTGTATCCAATGTGACAATGGTTCATCATCTAAGGTAATATTCTTAGTTCTTGCACTAGTATCTAATATAGGTAAGATATACCTTGCAAAATCATGAGATTTATATTTTTTAAATGTATTGATTTCTGCTTTATTCTGTGCAATACCATTAGCATTAGTAGCTACTTTAAAAACAGTATCTATTTTTCCAGATGTTGGGAAACCATAATGTGATAATATAGAAGTATCTAATAATTCTGCATCAATACTAACACTAAATGCTGCTCTTGACGAACCTTGACCTACCTTAACTCCACCAATTTTTGTAAATCTATACATTAAACTAGGTGAGGAATATGCACCAGGTTTAGGTTCTAAATATGATGGGTCAACATCTGGCGGTAATGGTGCTTCCAATAATGGTTTTAATTCTTGTAATTTCATGATATGCCATTCTTAAAAATGTTATTTAAGTAATTAGAATCCATATTTAAACCATTGTGTATTAATACATTACCTACAAACGTAGAACAATTTTCAGCATTAACGTTATTTACTGATGGTACTAATACTGGTTTAGATAGATTTATAATTTTTAATTGTTGTGGTGGGAAATTAGAATCTTCGGTAATGCTATTAGTAATATAAACCCCATCACCATGTTTATGTCCAGACATTTGTAATTGTTTACCACTATCAATAATAAATCCAACATGGTCATAATACCACAATTTCGGACATGAAGTAGAACGTGCAAAAAATATTGAATTAGATTTATATTCTTTAGACAATAATTCTCTTAATAGCATATTAATCCCATCTCAATATTCTTAATTGTGTTAATTTATCAGCCAATGCTATTAAATGTTTGCATCCACCTAATGATTTGTTAGGATTAACCGGTGGTCTATTAGTCTTTTTAATATATGGAGGGGGAGGAGTTCCTTCTAAACTATTGTTGTTAAAGTGAAATGTTGCAAATCTATAATAAAAATCTAAACAATCACAGGATAAATGAATATCATTATGTCTAGCATTCAATGGAATAATATTATGAATTTCATTATCATCACATTTAATAGCTATGCCACCATCATCTACATACTGAACATCATCAAATTGAATATCAGTTTTATAATGTTGACCACCACTACTCTGTGTATCTGCCTCAACCTTTAAATTATTGGTTTGGGTATATGGAGTGAATTTAAGACCACGTGCATTAACAGTATTTGTAATATGCTGACGTTTCTTAGTTGTTGGGAAACCAGTAATATTATTCTGGTTAACTTGGCTGACGGTAATCTCTGATAATAGCATAAAAATTCTTATATGATTTTTAAATCTACTATTTATAAAAATACCCTCCTAATGATTGATTTTTAATCATTAGGAGGGTATAAAAGAATATCTTAGTGTGTCAGGTGACTTACATGTGCTAAATGACCTGATGGATGTTCTTCTGCATTATCACCATGTTTAATAACAATAGAATCATAATCATCCATCGTTAATTTTTCAGAATGTAATTTCAATGCATTCTCGGTAATTTTATGCAAATCCATATCAGATGCTGCTTCTTCTTTAGCATATTCTAATAATCTAATAAACAATGGAATATCCAATGTTAATGTGTCTTCAGGATTTCCAGGAACATCACCATGTGATGGTGGCATATCATGTCGGGTATCAGCACCATCCATTTCAAAGGATGATAAAACTTCACATAATTTCATAATTGTTGACCTATATTGTAGAATGGTTATATTTAGTACAATTATTTAGCAATACTGGGATTAATGTCAAATGTTTTAGGGTGTAAATCCTCACTACGCCCCGTATAATTTCTAGGATTCATCAATACATTACTATTTAATAATCGTTCAACCGCCTTTCTAGTATCTGAAGATTGTATATTAATAGTAATAGTTCTAATACCATGAATATATAATTCTCTAATTAAATCTTTAAAGAATCCTCGTCTTTTAAATTTATATTCATCAGCAGAATATTTAAATTCGGATGGTACACTATTCATACCAATGATTCTAGCATTATCATCAACTATTTCGCCATAGGCTTTACCACCAATAATATCAGAATATTTAAAACCAGTATAGGAAACATCTTTAACAACATCATCTCCAATGTCATCATCATATTCTTTTACCTTTTTAGTTTCTTTAGCTACAATAAATGATTCATCCAATGATTTAATTTCTAATAATTTCATAATTATTCCACAATAGTTAGTTGATTATATTTAGCTATCCAATAGGCATCAACAATATCATATAATCCACTAGATACTTTATATTTTGATTTAAATAATACTTTAACATCTTCCGGCAATGCAGCAAACATCATAGGCTTAGTTACTTTTGCCTTAGCACTGCCGCCACTACCAGTGGCGAATTTTTTAACAGTCTTAGGAGATATAATAGTAATATCACCAATCTTTAATTCATATTTAAACTTATTAATAATAACATATTGTAATCCTGCCAAATTTCTAATAGCATTACCATTATTGCCAAATGATAAACCTTCCATAGATAATTTAACATTTTCATGATTATTATATATTTCTTCTAATTTATTAATGATGATATGCACCCTATCATGATTATCTCCATCCTCTGGATTTGTCTTAATAACGCCAAAATCTATAATATTGTCTTTATTTAAAATACAATATCCACTACTGGTAAACGATTGGTCTAATCCAAAATAAATCATTTAATAATCCCAAATATTAATAATAGTAAGGACTATTTACAAAAAAAGCCACCTTACGGTGGCTTTTTATTATGATTTAATTATAAGTAATCTTACTAAAATCATTTTCGGTAGAGATATACATAACTTTTTCAAACATATCAATGGTTTCCGAACGATGGGATATTAAAAATAAGGACATCTCATCTTCACTAGCCTTCATCTTTAATAATTTGATGGCATCCGATACACTATTGGTATCTAAACTAGTATCCAAAATCTCATCCATGATACATAGATTAATAGGTGATGACATCTTCTGTCTAATATCTCTAAATGCAAATATTAATCCTAATGATATCTTACCTCTTTGACCATTAGATAAATTGGAGAATTTGATGTTTCTTCCTAAGTATCTAATATCGGCTGTCATATTAGCATTAAATTCTACCATATACGGCATTCTCATATCCTGCAAATACTTTTGTAATCTACTATTCAGATACTTCAAATTACTATCTAACAGATTCTTACGGATGAAAGAATCCTTCTTAGTCAATAACTTAACTAAGAATTCCTGATGATATAGGATATTTCTCAATTTATCTAATCCTTTATAATCAATAGGTTCTAATTTCATATCTTCTAATTCTGCTAATTGTTCCAAATAAACATTTTTAGAATTATGTAATTCTTCAATTTTTTGCTTAATATTTTCTGAACGATTCTTAATATTAATCAATTCTTCAATATCATCTACCGTGATACTAGCCAATAATGAATCATGTTCTTCTTGACGTTTAACCATTTCATCATCTAATACCTGTAATTGTTCAATAGTTTCCGTTAAGGTTTTATCACATTCTTCAATAACGGTTACACAATTTTGGATATCATCTTCATTGTGATAATGTTGTTTGCATCGTGGACAGATGCTTTTTTGTAAACTATCTAATTCTTGTTCGGTCTTTTGTTTCAACCTTACAATTTTATCCTTAGTATTAGACATGGATGATGCATCTGATTTCAGTGTTCTAATTTCGCCACGGACAACATTAGCCATTGATAAATACTTTTTTTCTTCATCAACATTAACACCATCAATCTTACCCAATTCTTTTTTATAATTAAGAATTGTTTTTTGAACCTCATCATTATGAGTTTCCGATTTTCTTCTAATATTGGCAATATGATTATCTAATCTTTCCTGTTCTTGAATAATCCTATTCGTTTCAAATTCTTGTTTATCAACATGTTTCTTAGTTTCACTAATCGATGCTTTTAAGGAAACTGCCTTTTCATTAAGGATATGTAAATCAAACAATCTTTCAATAAATCCTTGTTGGGAGACACCATTAGTAGCAGTTACCGGCAAATCTAAAAAATCTGTATTGGTGGCCAGAATTAATACCATCTGAATAAACATATCATAACTAATCCCCAATATATCAACAATCAGTTGGTCTGTATTCTTAATGCTATCTAATGATACATTATGATGCTTCTCAAATACTCCTTCATCATTATTATGGAATAATTGTACATAATTGCCATCCGCCCCAGGTTTCATCTTTCTACATCTAACAACCTTATAATATCCTGCCTCTTTTTTATGGAAGGTAACACTAACCTCCATTTGTTTAGCATTGATATTATTGATTAAATCATCTGCTGTAGTACCAGTATTCAATGCTTTATTATATAATGCATAGACTACCGCTGCCGCAATAGTGGTCTTTCCTGTACCGTTTTGACCCTGTATTAATATTACATCACTATGGTTTAAACTTAATTCGGTAGCAACATTTCCATAGGATAAGAAGTTTCTTAATGTTAATTTTTCAAATGTTATCATAATTTTTTGATTTTCAATGTTAAAGAGGTTGATGGTATAATATTCATATTCGAATGTCAATAATATAAATGTATAAATAGATTCACAAACCCCTATGACCTTTGGTCATAGGGGTTATATTATTATAATTCTCCGTACAATTTTACCAATAATTTATTATTGACTTTATCACCTTCAATCTTTTTTAGCATATCAATAATCGCATCATTGATAGATATGATAGAAGTATCATCAATTTGTTCAATATCATCAAAGACATAATTGATAGGTGGTTCTTCAATAGCTAGGGTAATAAGACCAAAATCATTTTGTATACGATTTTTAAATTCCATCAATTCTGAATAGTCCATTGCAATATCTGAAATTATTTTACAATTACAATTTTCAGGAATGGTTACTTTCTTATCGAGAACATCTGAAAGATTGACTTTCATATATCGTGGACTATCGTCCCAATCATAAAATGATAATTTGTCAGTATCTAATTCATGGATAGCAAATCCTTTATTGGTATCAGTTTCTGAAAAATCCATGGAGAATATATTACCAATATAATCAACGTTTCCTAATCTTTGCCGTTTATGAAAATGTCCTGATAGGATTCGTTGAAATTTGGCATATTTTTTATGGTCGGGACCACCTTCAAATTTATTATCGGCACCTGTTACAACAAAACCATTAAATTCTAAATGACCATACCAATAGGCTGCATCATATTTAAGAATGGTTTCATATTCATCATGCATTAGATATGGTGTTAATAGTACATCTTCTATAAAATCTGATGATAATGTAATTTCATCAATGATAGTAACATTTGAAAATTCTTTGAACATTACTAGAGAATGGATAGAACGGTCACTTTTTCTATACATATCATGGTTGCCGGTTAGCATATAGATAGGAATATTAAGATTATTAAGATTCTTAATAGCTCTACAAGCATAATTGATTGTAGAGATATTGATGGCATTGCGAGTTTCAAAGAAGTCACCTAAGATGACGATATGGTCTACCTTATGTTTGATAGAGCCATCACAGGCATAATCAATAAAGTCATAACATTTTTGATTATGTTCATCACTATTGTTTTTTCTACCGAAATGTACATCTGTAAAGTGCAACCCTTTCTTTAATTTTTTCATGATTATCCTGAAATTTTTCAAAATTGAATAGTCATGATACGTGATACAAAAAAAAATTGCAATAAGTATTGACAGTTTTATTTTTTATGGTAAACTGTTATTGTCAATTGGGTGGGAGTCCAATTGATGGGAGATAGTAATGTTGTAAAATAACCCACTATATTAATATGATATGGTGGGTTTCTTATTTTAATCTTCTACATTATCGTGATGTTCACTAGGTGCAAACATAACTTCGGCAGGATTGAATAATACTGAGGAGTCCACAACATGATTTTCAGTTAATTGAGCTTTATAATCTTCTGCAAATGTTCGGCTAGGGTCTAATCCTTCATGGACTAAAAGACTATCACGAATATTACGTTGTTTCTTCTCAGCTTTAAGATATTGAATGAAGCTATTGAAAATATATGTGGATAGGTAGGAGAATACATTACTAGATTTTGTAGCATCGAATGACCTCCAATTTTTAACGATATTTAATAGTGCATAACTTTTCATATCATCAATATAAGTATATGCTGCAAAGTTAGGACGATTTGCTATTCGTTCACATAATAACATAACCATTTTAGATAATTCATCGGTCATTTTATTCTGTTGTTTTGATAATTCCATTTGTTCTAAAAGATTATGATTACTTAAATAATTCCGTGCTGGTTTTTTTGCCATGTAGTATAATCCTAAAAAGAGTTATATAATATGTTATTAATAATATTAAATATTATTTTAATAACTATTAAAAAATAATTACTGGGAGTATACCATAAAAATTAATAAATATATAATTAATTTAGGTATTTTAATAGTGTTTATATATGGCTGAAGATTTTAAAGTAAAATTGATTGGTAATGTTAGTGGATTATCTGTAATATTTGATGCTATGCCACAGATAGGGGTGCATCATACTGCAAAGTATTCTCCAATAGAACCATCTCATTTAATTGGTTCTTATTATGTATATGATAACTCACCTAGTGCAACATATTCATTAAGTGATGTTAAATTAGTATCACGTAATCCCAAAGAGGCTGGTGAAAATTTAAAAAGGATTTTAACCTTAAAATCATGGACAAAATCTTATTTTGGTAAGACCGATAATTTTGGTAGTGCTAATGATGATTTGTCGCAATGGTTGGGGTCACCACCAGAAGTATTAACATTTTCTGCTTATTCTACTGGCGATAGTCGTGGACATATATACAATATACCTGTAGTATTAACATCTTTAGATATTAGTTATCCTAATGATGTTGATTATATATTTACTGGAAATGATACTGGTGATAAACTTAATGGAACACCATTTCCTAGTATATTGACAATATCATTAGCATTAAATGAACAACATTCTGCACAGGATTATGAATCATTTAATTTACATAAGTATCGCAACGGCATTTTGGATAACTTCTAATGAATAGTTATAGTAGACATGAAAAGGGTGGAGTAGTAACAGATGGTTTTTGGAAAAAAACTATTTTTACAAAATCATTAGATGATTTAAAAATTACTATTTCTGCTAAGTATGTAAAACGTCCAGATTTGGTAGCATATGATTTATATGGTAGACCAGATTTAATGTGGTTTGTTTTACAATATAATGATATTTTAAATATTAATGAATTTGTTTTAAATAAGCAAATTACTTTACCGTCACCATCTCGTTTTAGCATGGGCATGTTATAAATGGCAACATATAATCCATTACATCAGTATAGAAGTTATCAATATCATTTTGTATTAATAGCTACTGATAAAATTAATAATTTAGTAGGATTTGATGATAATGGTGATGGTGATTTAGATAGATATAAACATGCTGAAGATAATAAGTATGGTGCTAAAGAATTTGGGGGTATGAAGTATGCCGTAATCTATAATTCTATGCAGGATGCCAATTTCTATATAGATTCATTAGAATTGACACATATTAACGGTTCATCGTCCGATAAAGGTGTTAGTGAATCTGTACTAACACAAAAGATGAGTATGGTTATTAAAGAACCATATACTGCTGATTTTATTACTGCTATGCATATAGCATATCAAAATGTATCTAATAATGAAAATATTCCTAAATCTTTATCTATTCAATATATGAGATTTGGATTAAAAATTATTTTTACAGGATATACTGAAGATAATACTGCTAATAAACCAAATGTTATCACCAACATAAATTTAATACCCTTTAGCATATCTACATTAGATATGTCATTATCTAAAGATGGTGCTACTTATAATATGACCTGTATACCAATGATTAATTCTGCTGCATTTCGGTCACCAACAACCAATTTTGGTGGTATTAAAGTAACAGTTAAGAAAAAATTATCTGATGCTTTAAAAAAGTTGCAAGATACCATCAATGATAATATGAAGAAAAAATATGACGAACATAAAAAATCTACTCCTGATGATACCAGTCCTTTATTAGAATATAATATATTATTGGACCCAGTATATGCTGGTAATGAATATGTATTAGACCAATTTTCGAAAGACCAACATAATGGAGATGATGATAGTACAGTCAATTTTACTACTACAGATAGTGACACATTAACAAAAATCCTAGAAAATATGATGAATATGTCACAGAAAGTATCTAAAGAAACGGAAATGGTTGATAATATTAGATATACTCATAGGATAATTAGTGGTGGTCCCTATTTTTCAAAAGATGGTAAAACCGAAAAATATGTATATTTAATATATCAACAGAAAATAGCTCCTCAAACTGCTGATGAAAGTTCTGGTAGTAAAGTAGTCACATTTCCGTTATCATATGACTATCTCTATACTGGGAAAAATTATGATATTCTGAATTTTGATATGAGAATAAAGGGGATGGCAACCTCCAGAGAATTGATTACGGTTATAAATCCTTCATCATATAGTGGTGATAATAAATCAACAGTAGAAGTTTCCAAAAAAGTATCCGATTCTGATAAAAAAGATGCCAGTAAATTGGTAACTAGTGAAAATGAAGAGGTGATGACTACTACTTATAATGATGATAAAACTCATGCAAAACCATTAACTAGAATAGACCCGCAACGTATAGGGACTGGTGCTATAGCCCCTGATACTCTATATAGTGGCCGGAAAGCTATTTCTGCTGCATTGATTGGTACCATGAATGATAATCTAACCATTAGACTGATTGGGAACCCGGCATTATTGCAAAATATGGTACCCGATTCGAGTATGTTTGTTAATACTGCTGGTGATGTTAAAAGTGCTGCAGAAGTAATACAGAATTTTAGTAAGGTAGTAAACAATCATTATAGTTCATATCCTTGTGTGGATATTAACGTAAGAGTACCAAAACCTAGTACCATGCAGGGTAATGTATACAGTTCTAGTGAGGCTGAAACATATTATAGCTTGCCATTCTTTGATGATAGGTATTATTATATCAAAGATACCATTAGTCGATTTAGCCATGGTGTCTTTGAACAATCTATGGATTTGGTAGTAATGAATAAAGAAGATAGAGTATCTCATATCACTACTAATAAAATTGGTGATAAAAAATCAGATGATGGCGCAGCCGCAAAGGCAGAACCAACAGTTAAAAAAGCCACATTACTATAAAAATCACCATCCCGAAGGGATGGTGATTGACAATACTTTATAATTATAATATAATTTTTCAAAATAATTTTAAATTTTACGAGAATAAACAATGACATATATTAGTGCATTTATGCCAAGGGATGAAAAAGGATTTATTACTGAAGATGTGGTATATGTATATGAATGCATTAATCATAAAAATATCTTAAAAAAGTATCCGGCAATCTTTGAATATTATACAAAATCAGAACGTGGACAATATACCAGCATCTTTGGGGAAACATTAACAAAGGTTGTCTATAGTTCTACTAGAGAATTTAGAATAGCCAAGAAAGAGGCACTAGAAAATGGGGATAAGTTATATGAATCTGATATTCCGCCAGAAACTAAAGTTCTTATGGAACATTATTATGGTAAACCTGCCCCAGATTTGAATGTATTATTCTATGATATCGAGGTTGATTATGTTTCCAGAAAGTTTAATGATGCCGATATTGTTACTATTCGTGCCAAAGGCGATGATGCAACACATAATGAAGAATTAAAATTAATTAGAGAATTAGAGCCGCAGAATAGGGAACTATTTGAATTATATGATGATATGCTCAAACAATGGGTATCATATGAAGATTCAAGATTCTCCTATATGGGCGAAACAGGATTCTCATCACCATTAAATCCTTATGCCCCTATTAATGCTATTTCTATTTTCAAACAATGGTTGGGAAAGTCTATTGTATTAGCAGTTCCTCCGAAAGGGTGGGACATATCTGAATTAGACCAATCATTATCAGAATTAGCAGAAATTAGATTCTTTAAAACCGAAAAAGAATTATTGATGGAATTCCTTTCAGAATTGGAAGATGCTAATGTATTATCTGGCTATAACTCATCATACTTCGATGACCCATATGTTGCTAAAAGGGTAGAGATGGTATTAGGTGATTATTTCTTCAAGAAATTATCTATGAAAAAGGCAAATCTTGCCCAATTTAGAGAAGTGTTTGTTAAGGGTAAAAAACAATTACAAGTACAATTAGGTGGTCGTGCACAGTTAGATTATCTGGAATTATTCAAAAAGTTTGAACAGGCTGAAAGACCGTCCTATAAATTGGAAGCCATTTCTGCAGAAATTCTACCACATCTAACAAAATTAGAATATACCGGAACATTAGAACAATTGTATCATAATGATTTTAATCATTTTTTACGATATAACATTCGTGATACTGAAATCCTAAATGGGTTTGAGCAAAAATTGAATTATATTAAACTTGCTAATGATATGATTCATTCTAATACCAGTAACTTTAATAATATTTTTGGTACGGTTAGGGTGGTTGATAATTCTATTATTAACTATTGTCACCATGTTAAAAATGTTATTGTTCCTGATAAATGGGATACTGCGGATGGTAGTATTCAAGGTGCATATGTATTATATCCTCAAAAAGGTATGCATAGATGGATATGTGCTATTGATATCAATAGTTTATATCCTTCTGCTATGAGAGCTATTAATATTAGTCCAGAAACCATGATTGGACAGTTTATTGATAATATGAAAGCCTGGAAATGTATCAGTGAACGAGTTGAAATCGATTTAGCATTCAAATATGAAAATGGTAGTATAGAGGTAAAAACCACGTCAGAATGGATAGAACTATTCTTAGCAAAGAAATGGGCTGTTAGTGGATATGGTACCGTATATGACCAGAATGAAGAGGGTGTTATCCCATCGTTATTATCATCATGGTATACATTACGTAAAGAATATCAAGCATTGAAAAAGAAATTTGGTAACATGTGTGATGAATTAAAATTAGAACATGGTACATTGACGGCTAAACAGTTAAAAGAATATGATGCATTGGATGATAATCATAAGAAAGAATATAAGTTAAAGAATGCTAAACTATCTAAAGAGAATAAAAAACAATATGATGAATATTATGAAGAATCTAAAAAGAATGACCGATTCCAATATATCTATAAGATTTTGTTGAATTCTACTTATGGGTGTTTAAGTAATTATAATTTTAGATTCTTTAGATTAGAAGCTGGTGAATCGGTAACAGGTACAGGCAGAATGATTCTAAAACATCAATGTAGAGAAGTTAATAAAATGTTAGAAAATAATTATGATATTGAGTTTCCTCTATACGAAAGTAAGAAAGTCATTGATAAAATGATTAAGGTTTATAATAAAAAAATGGCAGTTATCCATGCTGAAAATAAACCAGAGGTAGCTGAAGATGCTAGTTTGCATCAATATATTGAAACACTTAACCAAGAATATTATCATCCATCATTATTAACACATGATATTGCCTTAGATGGACCAGTGTTTAAAGGAAAATTTACTTCTAAATCAGTTATTTACGGTGATAGTGTTGCTGGTGATACTATAATTTATTTGTCTGATAGATGTGTATTCATTGAAGATTTAATGACTGATGATATTATCTATCGGGAGGGTAAAGAGTATTGCAATTTAAATAATGTTCAAGCATTGACCTATGATAAATTATCAGATACTACTACATTTAGAGATATCAAATACGTCATGAGACATAAATGTGAGAAACAAATGTATCGGGTATGGACATCTAATAACAGTTATATTGATGTTACCGAAGACCATAGTTTAATGCATTTTGTTAATGGTGTGGTATCAGAAGTTAAACCATTTGAAGATATTGGAAAATTAATTTGTGTCAACGGTACAGATACTGTTATTGATACCTTAATATTTGATAGTAAAGATACTGCTATGATACAAGTATTTGATATGCTTAATAACGGTCAATATGCCACCGTTACCAGCATTGGAGATATGTTTATGGTTAATTCTGCAAATATTAAATCTGAAAGTATTGGTAAGGATTTTAATACTAGTGATGTTTATAAAATTGAAAAAATATCTTACGATGGGTATGTTTATGATATTGAAGTAGATGATACACATGTGTTTTATGCTAATAATATATTAGTACATAATACCGATAGTACCTATTTTGTGGTTCCGGCAAAGGATAAAGAAGAAGCTGTGGAAATGTCAGATTTTATTGCAGAACGGGTGAATAAATCCTATCCTAAATTTATGAAACATGCATTTTTATGTCAACCAGTATTTGATAAAATGATTGCATGTGGTCGTGAAATTGTCGGCGATAATTCTATCTTTGTTAATAAAAAACTTTATACAATTCATGTAGTTGATAATGAGGGAAAGGCGGAAGATAAGATTAAAACAATGGGGTTAGCTATTAAGAAAACTACCTTACCTAAACCTATTGCAACAAAATTAACATCATTTGTTAAACGTTTATTAATCGGTGAAGATTGGTCAACTATTTCCCATGATGTTGTTGATTATAAAAAAGAATTGAAGAATTTGGATAATTTATTAGAGATGGGTCTCCCGAAAGGTGTGAATGGATTAGAAGATTATTATAAGAAATATTTAGATGATTCTGGTACTAATCTTCCGGGACACGTAGCAGCATCTATATTCTATAATATTAATTTAAAAGAATATGCAGATTATGATAATGCTCCGATATCATCAGGTAACAAAATTAAGGTATATTATCTTAAAAAACCGGAAGGACGATTTAAAGCTATAGCATTGCCTACTGATTTGGAAACTGTCCCAGAATGGTTTACTGAGAATTTTATTAATCGGTTAGATGTTGAATTACAGATTTCAAAATTAGTAGATGACCCATTAGAGAGTATCCTTAATGCTATTGATTATAAGGTACCTACCCAACAGTTGTTAATGATGGAAGATGCTTTCGTCTGGGATTGACAATTGGTAAATAATAGTGTATCATTTTTAAAATTTGTTAATGACTGTGCCGCCTAATCGGCGGCTTTGAATGTTTAAGCCTTACTGAATTCCAATTTCCAAATGTGGGCCGCCTAATCGGCGGCTAATAATTAAAGAATTGAATAATATTAAATAATCAATTATAATAAAAGCTAATAACCTTTACAGGATTCATATGATTTTAGATAAGGAAACGATTACCATAATTAAAAATGCATTATTGGTATCGAAACAATTTGGGATAAGTGTTTTAAAAATTGATGATAATGGTATCAGAGGTACTGACGAGGATGGTACGGTAGCATTATTATCACCAATGTCTTTAAATATTGGAGGTACTGTTGGTATCAATAGAATAGAATTTTTATTAAACCGTTTGAATATTTTAGATGAGCCTACGGTTGAAATTAATTATGATGCTACTAATATTTCAGAATCTATATCGTTATATAATAAAAAGACGGTTATTGAATATAGAACTGCTAATGCTAATAGATTAAAGGTTCCATCTGTGCCTAAAGATGGTGATTTATATCAAATTAGTATTACTGAGGATTTGAAGAATACTTTAACCAAAGGTAAGGCTGCAATGAAATCTGACATTATCACTTTACTTTGTAATGATAATAAATTATCATATAAGATTGCTGACGAAACTAGTGATACTTTATTATATAATGCAGAATATGTAGTAAATATGACAGATGATGAAGAACCAGCAAATTTTGTTAACGTTTATTCAATCAAAGCATTATTATATGCTTTTAACAGTTGTGATGAAGTTGTAGGTATCGATAAGAAAGGTATTTTACGATTCAACATAAACAATTCAAACATTTACTTATTACCAAAAAAATGAAAACATTTATTAACAAACTTATTACTTTTTTCAAAAAATGCAACTGTCAAACATTTCACGTTCATAAACATATTTCTGTACTGGAATGCAAGGATTGTGGTAGAATAGAATTTTCTAATTGTAGATAAGGTTTCAATATGAGCAATATATTAAACAAGCTATATACCACCTATAATAATTTCAAAGATAATACTGATGCTACTGATAAAGAACAACCTCATTTTAGTATTAGTTGTAATAATATCGACCCTGTGCATGGCATTCAAATAGATTATGAATATAGAGACGATTTTGTAATATATTTAAGAAAGAATGGATATACCGGTATTGACGATGAAACTATATTAAGAAATTTCTTTCTTAAAATGTATGCAGAAATGCATGATAAATTAAAAACTAATGGGACTGCCCCTAATTATGGAGAGTTTGAATAATGATTATTACCGATATTGCACATGAAATTTTACTAACCTATGGTAAAATGTACTTTGTGGATAATTCAACAGATATTCATGTTGATGCAGTAGATATGGACGACCATGCTCATCATTTTGTAACACCGTATAAGAAAACCTATGCATTAGCATTTATTCAATTATCAGAAGATTCTGATAAAAAATATGAATTAGTATTATTTGGCGACAATATTTATCCACTACATTATCAATATGCTTCTGATAATTTAGAAGAGTGTTATTCATTATTAGAACGACTACATCTAAAAGATTACCAAGTATTAGAAGAAATGACTTATGAATCTGGATTAACATATTGGCCAAAAGATGAAAAATGATACTACCCATCATATTCTAATATTTGATATGTCTAATATGTTGTATAAGACATTTTATGTTAACAGTAAAGAAACGGATGAAACCACTTTAATACAGTTAGCATTTACTTCTAGCTTTGCAACATTAAACAAATATTACAAATTATATAAACCATCCAAAGTCATCTTTGCATTTGATAGGACTAATTGGAGGGCATCATATACACAATCTGCAGAATGTTATTCTAAAAAATTGTATAAGGGGCATAGACGACAATCTATGACACCTACACAACAACAGATGTATTTGATTTTTAAACAGTTTATTACAGAATTTGAAAATGTTATTAGAGCCTGTACAGCTATAACATGTTTATCTGCTGATGGTTTAGAAGCTGATGATATTATTGCTGGTGTCTGTAGGATATATGGTGGTGAAGATACCGCTCCTGATAATGGATGTACATTTCATGATGTAATAGATGACCATAGTGTCACCATTGTCAGTGCCGATAAAGATTTACTACAGTTATTAAGATATAAGACTGTAGAATTGATTGACCCTGCCACTGGCAGAAATAGAACCGTTGAAAATACTGGTTTTGAATCGGTGGATTATTATCTTTATGAAAAGTATATGACTGGTGATGCTGGTGATAATGTTGCCTCTGCATATCCTAGATATCGTAAGGCAAAGATTAAAGCTGCCTATAATGATGAATATTTGCATAATAATTTAATGCAAACTGAATGGACCGATATTGAAGAACGAGTGATAGTGGTTGGTGAAATGGTTAAAGAAAACAAACTATTAACCAATTTAACACACCAACCACATGACATTCAGGATAAATTATGGAACACCATTTTAGAAGGATGTAATGCTAAAAAACGTTATGACCATTTCAAATTTTTACAATTCTTGGGAAAATATGATTTGGTTATGGTAAGTAAGTATATAGATTCCTATATGCCTATGTTATCATTACGATGATTTAGCTCCTAACCACGTTGGTGGTGTTAATCCACGGTTTGTTGGAGTATCATCACCATTGGTTGTAGAATCAATAGTGTACCCCGTTGTTAGCCCTACATAAATTAAAGTCACCATTGACATATCAGCCGTTACTAGATTATTAGATAATGCACCAAATATTGCTATTGCGGCGGTGGATAATGATGATATTGTTCCAAAAAAATTAATGGTTCCAAACCATTGATATATTGTGACTTGAGTTTCTGACCGTACTTTCTTTTTGGCATAATGCCCAATCATACCTAAAAGAGTTGATAACAAAAATATTAATTGATAAGTTGATATGAATTCCATCGATTATACTCCTTCAAATGTGTATATTTATATAATACTATAAAAAATCATAGACCCGGTAATTGTCAATATAATCAATAAGTTGAAAAAATTACAATAAAATTAATAATTTTTATCATGTTCACTTTTTTACATAATAAATATCGCCATAACAAATAGTTATTAATTTTTTTAGGAGTTTTTTATGTCGCAACAAGGTTATAAATTTATTGAATGGATGGATTTGGATGGTAGTGGTCTGTTAACAGAAGTAGCTATCATGAAACGATTTCCATCTGGTGATGTTGTATTTTTTAAAGTAAATGATTTAGATGTTATTGATAAGCAAAGATTACGAAATATCATTACTAATCGTAATTCTTCATTATATGATGAATTGTGGAAATTATGTGAAATTACTACATTAGGTAATGGTGTCAATGCTTTATCATTCTTTTCACAATTAGCACAAGTTAGACATCATAATGGTCAGATTTCACCGTTTAATTCTGGTAAAATTTCAGCACCTCGCCAAGCAGCACCAGTTAATTTTTCAGAACCAACACCTGATGAAGTAGCACCCAGTTTTGACCAAGTAGCCAAACCAGCAGCAAAAACTAAGTAAAATTATCGTCAAACATTCATAAATACAGTAATTGATGGATTAACTTTGTACAAAGGAGTGTACTATGTTTGATGAAGTTAATGATGATGGCGATATTGCATCTATGTTTGAAGAACGTGACAGGGAAAGAGCCTTACACCAGGTGTTAGGTAACATTCCCCAAAAACGAGATATAGATGCATTGCTGGAAGATGGAAAACTTTGTGAATGGTGTGACGATATTATACCTATGGAGAGACAACGAATCGTGTTGACATTATTGAAATCATGTGATTATTGTGTTGAATGTCAAGCACTTATGGAAAAACAAGATTTATTATATTGGGGTTAACCAGTTATATGAGTTGTAAACATTGTGGTAATTATTTAATCAACCTTTCAGCAAAATGCTATGATAATTTTTCATTATCATATGATGACCCTAGATTGGTTGATTATAATAATTTAGGGTTTAAATATGATGGCAAAACATTAGAAGTATCTTATTGTTTACACTGTGGCAAAGTAGATGGTGATTTTCCAGTAGTTATTAAAGAATTGGAAAGAATCGAATCTCCGGCAGTGTACATTGGTGAAATGATTAAAAAATTCTATGACTATGTTATGATAGGAGATACTAAACATGCTGATGGTATTATGAGGCAGTTAAGTGTCAGGATGTCCCCTACTGACGTATCCACATTAATCGAATTATGGGCAAATTACGAAAGTATCAAAAACGTATATCCACAATATCCAGAATTTGATGAATGTGTTAAAGAGTTTATTGGACGTTATAACAAATACTTATTTTAAGGTATTATATGCTATTAAAAGAAATTGTAAATGGTTTAGATTATGAACATAATGAATTAATCAAAAAAACCATTAGAAAATACGTAAATGACCCACATGTTACTATTGATAGTGCGGTAGGGTTAGTAAAAAAAGTCTATGCTGAATTAGGTATAGAAATCCCAAAGTTTGGTGATTCTGCAAAATATAATGATTATGAGGATATTAATATTTTTGCAGTGAAAGAATTACAGAAATCTACCGAGAAAGGTGTTCGGGATGATAGTTGGAAAATCACTAAAGATGATAGTCCGTTTAATAAAGATGTTTAATACTTAAATTATTGATTATCAACGATAATCAATAATTTTTATTACTATTTTGTACAAATAATTTAAAATAATTTGCATTATTATACTAAAAATGGTATAAATATAACTGTGAGGTTGTAAAAATCTTGCAAATGATATTATAAAAGTGACAACAAATGGAAAACGATTTAACCCAAGGTATAGATTCCTATACTTTGAATTTTTGTTTTAACGAATGGTGTTTACTTACGGTAGGTGAGAGTCCTACCAAACACTGTCCACCTCATGCTCCGAACCATTGCTGTTTAATGGTCAGTAGCATAAAGGAGATTTTTATGGTAAGAATTAGTTTTATATTGGGGTGTATGTTATTATCACCTATGGCATTTGCTAAAGATGTTGCTAACAATTTAGATAATGATTTAAAATGTATAGTAAAAACAGTATTAGCAGAAGGTGAGAACCAATCAAGAAATGCAAAGGTTGGTATAATGTATACAATCAAAAATCGAGTGAAATTATCACATAAGTCCTACTGTTCGGTAGTGAATGCTAAAAATCAGTTTAGCCACAGAATAGTAAAAATAATTCCAAAAAAGCATAAGCAGATTATAGAACTGGCTAGATTGGTAATGGCAGATAAAATTGCAGATGTGACAAATGGTGCCACATTTTTCAATGATGATTCACTCTCTAAAAATCCGTTTCGGCATACCGTCCGAACGGTCAAATATGATAATATGATTTTCTACAAATCAATATTACGAGCATGACGTGCTTGATATTATAATTTAATCATTTAATAATATCATCACAACACCCGTTTTCCAAAACATATACCGAACATGATAAATAGTATCATGTTCGGTTTTTAATAAATACGTTTTAATTTCAATGAAATAGGTACCCACATATGCAATTATTAAAAGAGCTATATGAAACATACGTTAGCGAGGCAAACATTAGCAAGGAACTTGCCCATAAGGTATATCATGTTGATTATTTAAGAAAAAAAACAAAAAAGAAAAAATCTAAAAAATAATGACCATTTTTTATACTAACCCATGGAGTCCGTGATGGAAAACATTGACATTAAACAACCCTCAGCAAGCCCTGTCAATGACATCATGCGTCTGGCTGGGATTCAAAATATATTTAAACCAGATTTAACTGTTAATCATGAACAATCGGCAAATGTTAATAGCATTAAATATATTTTATTAGCTGTAATTGAAAAATATAATAATGCATCGGACCGTAGTAATACACCTAATGCTAGAGCATTATATTCTGAAATTATTAATAAATTAGATAGTATTATTGGATATATTAATAGTAATAATAATGATGCTGCTAAACAAGCATATGATAGTTTAGATAGTAATGTGAAGAATAGTATCTTAACATTTGATACTAATGACCAATTAGCATCCTTTTTCAAATCTCCAGATGATACACAATCTACTGCTGTCGTAGTCACAACCACTCCTACCTCAGTGGAAGTATGTGATAAAGATGATAACTCTTGTGATAAAGAAGAAAAAGCAGAAGATGAAGCTAAGGAATCTACAAAAGAGGAAGATGATGAACAAGAGAAAAAAGAAAAATCTTTGGTAAAGAAGAAAGATAAAGTATCTGAAAGTGTAAAGATAGAAAAAGAAGATAAGGTTACTGTACCAGCAAAAGTGATTGATGCTTTAAAAATGGCCATCAAAGAATTAAATGATGGTCATAATTTTGATTATGTATCACATTTATCAGGTGTTGAACAGAAATCTAGTAAACAAGCCTATCATCAAGAAATTTTAGAAACATTGTTAGGATACTTCACCACCCCACATAAAGAATCAGTAAACAATGCTACTACATATATTATGACATTAGATACTGAAGCAAAACAACAAATTCCCCTAACTGTATGGGAATATCTCATTAAAGCTAAAGACCCTAAGGACAAAGACGATGAATATTATAAAGCAATTAAATGAAGAAATTGCAATCATTGCACAAGAATTAGATGAAGAAGTTATTTCATTTAATGAAAATTGTTTATTTTTAAATGTAGATGCGGTTCAATTATCAGAATCTGCTATTTCATTCTTAGATAAATTATCATCAGAAATTATTGAAAATAAATTAGATGAAAGTAGTGCAGCAAATAAAATTGGTGTCTTTTCAGTATTGCAATTAATGAGACAACATCAAAAACATCCTGATAAACTATTAGAATCATCTTCTATTCGTGCATACATGAAAAAAAGTGAAGATGCTAATCAAGGGTTAAACGAAGCCGAATCATTCCTGTTAGAATCATTATCACAATTAAAATCTGAGCATGATGAGAATGGATTGTCATTGAGACAGCATTACTTAAACATGCTAGAACATGATTCCACATTTTTAAATGATGCTGTTGTTCAATTAAAATCGCAATACAAAAAAATTAAATCTAAACTTTAAGATTTAATTCGGTAGCCCGGTGATTTGCATAAATTGCCGGGGTACACTAGTCCACAATTCATACCGTTGAACATTATCAGGACTTGACCCAGTTTTATGGTCAATATCAGTACCATTCAAAATAGCATTTCTAATATTAAACTCATCCTTCAAACCTTTCTGTATATCATATGCCCATAATTCAGTATATGTACCGTCAATATCTTGACGTTTATATATAAGATGTGCATTTTGGATTTTTCTTAATACCCCTTGTTTATCAGGGTTTTCTTTTTTGTTTTTCTCATCATCTTTTTTATCATCCGATGATTTTTTATCATCACCATCATCAGTGGTTTTTTCATCTTGTTTGATATCTTTTTCATCCTTGTTATCGGAATTTATTGATTTTTCATCACTTTTTTTAGAATCTTTATCAAATTCTATCAGTTTGAACTTTTGTTCATATAAATATTGGCTAAATGTTTTATGCATGTTTAGTTTACCGTATCAATTATAGAAAGGACACAAATGAAAATCAAATTATATTCGATTATACATAATGATATAATCAATGAACCTTATAACTTTATTTCTAAAGTTATATTTACTAATAATACAACAAATGATTGTATTATAGACCATGTAGACCAGAAGTGGATAATTCTATATGTTATTCCTAATTTTGAATATGTAGATACTGCAATATATAAAATAGCAGATAATTGGTATATAACTGGATATGATAGACCAGTATCAATAGCCTTTGAACAATTAGGGGCAAAACATCTAGCAGCCCCATTATTAAAGAAAATAAATTTAAAAAATATACAACAAATAGATGGTCCTATCTTTTCACATATTAATAATAATGCTATTATAAAAAAAGCATCTGCTACTATTATTGATAAATATTAAACTTATTAATAGTAAAATTTTTTGGAGTAATAATAATGTTTTTAAACCCTAGAGATATTAAAGAATTATTGATTAACGGTGAAAAACCATTAACCAGTGTTATAGATATCACAGCAGAACAATTATCATTAATTGATAATGCATTTAGTTATGTAACAGATAATGTTGCATCTAAACAAGACCAAGGAAAACATGCCGTACCATTGAGTGATTCATTAGAAGCTAATGAAAGATACGGTTTACATAGAACCCCTACTAGAAATGAAGACCATGGTTGGTTTTTAAATGCTCAACAAGCATATGTGGTGGATAGTGGATTAACTATTACTGTACCTAACGAGGTAACAGCATTGTTGGTTAGTAGACCAGAATTAAATGATAATGCACTTAATGTATTGCAAAAAACATTCCCTTCTGGTTATACAGGTAACCTTTCATTTATTTTACATAAAATTAATGGTAATTCTTTCTTAGAAAAAGGTACTAAAGTTGCCCAATTATTCTTCATTTCCTCACCAACAGTTGAAATTATTATTCCAACTGTAGAAACTACTACGGAAGCACCTATTGTAGAAACTACTACGGAAGCACCTGCTGAAGCTCCTATTGCTATTGTAGAATTACCTACTGAACCAGTAGAATCTATTATCGAAACAGTAGAAACTACTACTGAACCTGCGGTAGTAGCAGAAGAATCATCTACTCCTCGTCGTACCAGACCACGTTAATATATTAAAATATTCCCAATGTTTGTAATTATTGAATTTAATAATTACAACCATATGGGAATATTGATATACTAATGTCACTAGGATAATACCGTGGGCTATGCCCCACTACTATATGATGTTTTAATACCGTTTATTGCCTTAAACGGTATTTTTATATAAAATTTATAAATTATTATTAATGTGCCGCCGTATAGGCGGTAATAATCATTACCAGCTTTTTTTGATAATAAATATCATTTTTGATTTAATGATTGGTAATTATGAAAGAAGCTATTGAATTTATAAGAAAAAATAAAATTCATACATTGTTAGAATGGAAATTATATGTAAGTTGTCATTATAATAATGTCATATATTATAATTTAGATGGTGTACCATGCCCCGCATTACCAAGTTATGTTCCTCCTAACATTAAGACACAGTTAGCAAATTATCTTAAACTTAAAAAAAAATCAATAAAAAAACGTAACACTACTAAGACAATCAAAAATAGTAAAAGTAAAAAAACCCGTATTAAAAATGTTACTGTTCTCAATTTATTCCGTCCAGAACCTGACATACAGTTGAATGATTATCTATCATATAATGAATCTAGGGAATATATAAAACAATACAATATTAAATGCTATCAGGATTGGTTACAACTAGTAATGAATGCTAGAAATCCTAATAATGCTTCATCGTTCAAACCATCTAATATCCCTGATAATCCGAATGTTGTTTATCTTATGGATGATTCATGGTGCCATTGGGGACATTTTTTCAATATTAAGGAACGTGAGGTAAAATTAAAAACATATCATGTTCACAAAGACAAATATCTATCATATGAAGATGCAAAAATATTTGCACATACCTTAAAAATGAAAGGTTATTATGATTGGAAATTGTACACAGATTGTCCAAAGGCTAGAGATTATTATAACCAATTCGGGGAGGTATGTGCTAAAAAACCAATAACTATTCCTGTAAAGGTAAAAACCCATTATATGCAAACTGGAGAATGGGTATCGTGGCCAGATTTTTTAGGATACGAAGAAAAAGTTAAAATTCCGCTGGAAACGTTACAACAATTAGCATTTGAAAATAATATCACTACCATTGCAGCATGGGTAGTATTTGCAAGAAAAAATAAGTATCCGATGTATTTAAAAAACATTTATTATGATGTTTGGCAATCGTGGAAAATATTTTTCGGCACAGTACGATATTCATATCTTGATTATTATGAAGCTAAGAAGTTTTTAAGTACCAAAAGTTTCCTTACCATCCAACAGTATACCAAATGGTGGGATAAAGAAATGCCAGAATTCCTCCCTAGAGATTTAGCATTCTACCGAACCTTTTGTAAAGATAATGATATTACATTTAGTTCTAAAGATTTCCTAAGTTCTGGTATTGTTGAAAAATTCAATAATATGGAAGATATTAGTGTTGTTTATATCAGTTGTTATAATGATGAATATGTTAATAATTTGATTAGTGTTTCTGTAGATAAACAAGGATTAGTGAATGCTGCATTAATTATGAAGAAAAAGAATCAACGGTTATTAGGTATGTTTAATTTAAAAGAAGATACTGAATTATTAAAAACTGTTATTAAGCAACATTGTGTAAGATATTCGGGCGGCGAAAATAATCAATATTTGGTAACTAATTATCATAATTTTTTGAATGATATGAAAAATACTTTTGATGAAGTAATCATGCCATCTCTCATAACATGATAAATATAAGATGTTTCTACAATTGGACAATTATTAAATATGGCAAACTTTGATTATCGTAAAGATTCATTAAAAGTAGATGAATTACTACCTGAGAATTTACAGACAGAAATTATGGTTTCTGTTTTTAATAATGGGATTAATAGATTATTAACTTCTCCTGATACCGTTCGTTCTGCTGGTTCAATTGGGCAGAATTATAAAAAAGTGTATAAAAATAGAATAACAGAGGATGTTAATCATAAAGATTATATTCATCGTACTACATATCAATTACAACCATTAGTATATTCTAAAATTGCCACAGAAGAGTTTATTACATCATATAAAGATATATTAACAAAATTACAATTCTTGTGTGGTGATGATATTGTAGACCGTCAAGATAAATGGGCTGATTGTGAACAATTTGATTTTGCACCACCCATTGATTTAGATAAATTTGTAAATTATCAAAATTACGTTTGGGTGGATAATACAGAACCAGATTATATTACCATGAATAACTCTTTGACTAGAGCTAATTCTAGGGTTGCAGAATTATCAAAAAATTCGGCAACCGCAACGGTAATTCAACCATATTTAGATTCGGTAACAAATTTAACAAAACAAATATCAGATATAATGCATAAAACTATATGGGGCAATAATGTTATTGACCATAAGTACATGTGGATAGAATCTAATAAATGGGTACACAAATCTGATGCACCTGCGGGGTTTTTACCAGCAGAACGACCCATTATAGAATATTTTAGCAATATTGAAGTTAATGAATGGAATTATACTAAACATAATTGGTTATACAGAAAAAACATTTTGTCACCATGGATACCATCTGATACCGGTCCAACCGATAGTGAACTATTAACTAGATATCCTATTATTGATTGGAATCCTGCTGCTTCATCTATGACGATAGCCAACAATCTAACATCAGTTTTTGTAAAAAATTTAAAATTTACTATTAAAGAAGCTACCGATTCCAGTAATAATAATTATTATACCGTAGTATCTAGTACAGTTGATACTACTAATGGTAATACCATTATCGTAGTTTCCGAAACTATTACGGCAATGGCAAAGCATAACATAGCACAGTCATATTCATATGTTGGTAATACCAATAATACTATGCCTGACGAAAATTTGGGAACTACTGGTGATTTCTATGGAATAATTGTACCTGTTGCTAAAACTAGTAAAGGGGATAATTGGTTAGGGTTGCATCAACATTGGGCTTGGGTATCACAAGAATTACAGACAGCAGTAAACCATCAAATCCAAGATGCAGCACAATTTGAGCAAGTATTTGTAGTAGGAAATGAAGCATATGATACTCAAGCATATGATGCCGAATTAGGTTTTGATGGGAAAACCAGATATACCTTCGACGTACCATACATTTATGATACCGATGATTTACAAGTATATATTAATGGTGTTAGACAATATGGTACATATAATGAAGTTATTGACGATGTAGATAGTAGATTCGATGATGACCCATTAGAATTCACACGATACGAATACCCTAATGTCCCAGTATTAGTATCATCATATAGCATTGATTTTACAATACCGTTAGCCAGACACGATACAATTCTTATAAAAGTTGGAGCACCATGTGAAAAAGATGTTAAAAAACATGGTATTACAGTAGGGTGTTATGATGAAACAAATCCAAACACCCCAAAATTAAAATATAAAAATTTGGTTGAATATCGTTTACATGAACAAGTTAAAATAAATAAGAATCAATATTTGCATTTTGATTTGTATCATCCAAATGAACAAACTGCTTATACCGCAAATCCTATATTTAAATATAAGGAAGATATTTCATTTAATTATGATAATCTCCTAATGGTTAGAACTAATATAGTTGAAAGTAATGACCCCAATAAACCATATGATATTAATGCAATTTTCGAAAATTTGGCAGTAGATGATAATGGGTTATTATGCTATAAACAATATGAAAATAGTGTCGAGAATCTATATAGTATTTGGAGAAAATGTCCAGATAATTATGTACCCCAAAAAGTAGATATTTATAGAAATCCTGTTTTGGATACTACCACACCATGTGACTGGGAACTTCCTGCTCCATTTATACATAATATCTATAATGAATGTAGGGTAGATGTTTTATATAAAGAATTAAAAAATCATTTTAATGATATCCTTACATATCAAACATTATCTTCAGATTTTGCTAATGTAACTTACGTTGCTAAAATGTTAGAGAATTATGTATATTCTGGTGGATATATTAAAGTGTTCAACGGTAGATATGATTTATTAGTATCCTCTATTCATCAAAACATTGTTAACATAATAACATTAATAAATTATGCAAAACAACAATATTTTGACAATATTGATAATTTAAAGACTACTATATTAAAAGATATATTAAGTAATGATAATTATGATTCTAATTATCACATATCGAATTTCGTAGAAAATACGTATCTAAATAGAACCTTTTCTGATACTACTACTGTAAAAACAGTTGCCAATATTAAGTATGGTATTAAGAATTGGATTACTACATTGCCAATTCTTGGATTTATGGAACCAGTAGAACCAAGACATATATACGATAGTAAATTAGGCATTAATAAAATATTACACCATGATGGGCATTATTCGGATATTTCACACGATACCTTAATTGATGCTATTATCAGTAAATATAAAAAAAATAACCCAGCATATATTGAGGCTGATATCAATAGCCTAATTGATATTGTTAATAAAAATATCATCGAAACTGTATTAATAGTAGAAAATAAACTATATGACCGTGCAAAATTAGAACAGATTAAATTCAATTTTGTAGATATTATTAATGGTGAGCAATCGTTATTTGATGATAAATTAAATATTCTATTTTCTGAATATGCGAAATCATTAGACGATATGGCAATCACGAATGATTTTACTATCGGTGATGCTTTCACTTGGAATTATTCAGGGATAGAAACAGAACCAGCATTAACAATTTCACAAAACCCTACAAAATGGGGAGCACATTGGAAAGAGATATATAAACAACAATACAATACCTCTTATCCTCATTTAGAACCTTGGAAATTACAAGGATATACGGAAAAACCTACACATTGGGATAGTGTTTACTTAGATAGTGGTACATGGTCTCCACAAATGTGGACTAATATTAGAAATGGTATTATTGATTCTGGATTATCTGCTCCCCCATCTTCTCCACCTACATATACTATAATAAGTGTTAATGATACCGGGACTAAACATGGTTCATATGATGTTAATGAATTAATACCACCATATGTTAGTATTCCCGCATTATCACAGAATTCATTAATATTTGGTGATATGACTTCAGTAGAAGCCGTCAATATCATTTCAAAAGTTACTAATAATTATATTCGTCAACGATATGAAGAATCTATAAATTATAATTACGATAAATTTATGGTATTGTTCAAACTACAACCATTAAAAATATTAAGATTAGCATTTGGTGATGAATATTATGATACTACCAAAAATGGAGGTTTGTTAATTAACAAAACTTCTAATGCGGTACCATCACATAAAGATATAATATTCCATGGTACATTAGTTAACAACGTATCATATTCTGCACATGGTATTAACCAATGGTATACTAATATCTTACGTTCAGAAAATAATATTATTAGTATGGATGATTTTATAACTATGTGGACTGCATGGGAAAGTAAACTATCATACCAAACTAATTCTATCATAAATGACAAAACCTTGATGTTAGATAATGAATTTTTTAACATTTACCACCAAGATTACTCCGTACATGTAAAAAAATCACCATCTGTTATTGCCAAATGGTTGCATTCATTACTATTTTCTGTATATAGAAGTGGTACGTATGGATATAAAAATGGGGTTAAAATACCAACCGATGGGAACGATTGGTTATTTACTGTTGATATTCCAGTCACTGGTAATCAAGAATTGTATTACTACGGTACCAGAAATTATAAAATTAGAAGTGTGGATGTAGTGAATAATACTTTCTCACTAGATGTTTCTGAAGCCATTATGGGCAGCAATATTACCGAAACACAATTATTAGAAAATAATAAAAACATTTTATGGAACAATAATGAAACCGTATTTGTTGATTATGTTTCACCAACATTAAACAAATCTTTCGATTATGCTATTGTAAAATATGATACCAATACATTTGGTCTTTCTAAGTATAATTCAAATACTAATACTACTGAAGTAATAGATTTGTACGATACCATAAATTGTTATTATATCCCAGATAGTATTACTATAGGTAGTTTACGTATTGATAAAGATAATAATTTATATCAATACACCGCTAACGGTTGGGAAATATTATCTAATAGTTCTAATGATTTTATAGTTTCCGCATTTACTGATATTAAATTATATAATAATGGGTTACCATTATTAATAGGTTACACCATTACGGGGACTACTATATCTATCGATAAATCTATTACACTAAATGACTTTACTGTTGTTTTAGATTATACACATCCTGTACCAGTTTACACAATCCCAGTATTATTTAATGATGGTGATTTGAAATATAATGCCTCTAATAAAATAATGCAATATAGAGCAATGGCCGGAGTTTGGGTATCATATTCAACTACAACCAATGATTTCATATTACCAACTGATAGTAGTGATGTATATATCTACAATGATTCTAAATTATTATCATATGGATACACTATCACTGGTTCTAAAGTATCACTAGATTCTTCTGTTATTTTAAACAATTTGCATATTAAAATTGCAATTCCTAGCAATACTACAATACAACAAAGATTAGATGAATTTACAGTATTAGATAAATCAAATAATTCTGATATGTGGTATAATTTGGTATTGGATAAACAGAATGTTAAAAAGATAATTCTTAAAAATGATAAATTTATCGGAATTCAACCAATCATTGATTTTATACAAGGATATTATGTATATGCTACTGATAACGGATTTGTGTTAACTGATGAATTAAATCCAAAAAATGATGTTGAATATCCAACCAGAATTAGAGGATGGAAACTAGAAATAGAAAAATTTATTCATACCTTATATTCTGGTGCTGATTTTACCACAATATTAGTGAATCCTTTTAGATATGAGTTTTGGGTAAACACTCCAGTGGGTGTAGTTTCTGACCTCCTCAGAGGCCCGTACAGAGATGTTAATCTATACCCTATAGTATATGATAGCCTTGGTAAATCTATCAAGAGTATGGAGAATCTGAAGCTATTTAGAACAGATAAAAGCTCTCATCTAACATATCCAGAAAACAGTGATAATTTCATCGGGGGCATACATATCTTCTTAGATTATTATGAACATGTCATCATGTTCAATGATTATACCATCAATTACAATATGATTTATGACCATTTTGTTGGTGTTAATAATGAAGATATTAAAATAAGTCTAAACAAACATTACGAAACGAATGGTAGACCTAATATTGGTGGGGGATTCTTATCAAATAACAATATTATTGATAATATCGAAACCGATGCTATGAATTTCCAACAACTATATGATATCTATGCTGATACTGAAGAAAATGAATATATTAATAATGTAAGAGCATTATTAGGATATGATAATTCGAAAGACTATGGTACTTTTAATGCTAAATCAAAATTCTTATTCTGGAAAGGGTTGATGCATCAAAAAGGAACATCTGATAGTGTTAATATGTTTGCTACACAAGGTCATTCTACCAATATCAATATTGATGAGTATTGGGCATATCGTATTAGTGAATATGGTGATGCTAAAATAAAACGTGAACAATATGTGAACATTAAATCATCCGATTTTATCAATCATAATATTTTGTATCAATTCGTTACTGATGGTTATATTAAAGATACCAAATTTATACAGATAGATAAAAATGATATTACCCGTTGGGATGATACTACCACAGATAATAATGGAACTATTAATTTAGAGTTTTCATCATGTGTTAGAATAGAAATTAACAATTATAAAAAATCATCAAATCCTCACCCATTGACGACAATAATAGATACTACATCGTATCCCTACTTGTATTTAGATAGTTATATTGATGATTGTGATATTTTTGTAGAAAACGAACATAATGAATACTTTAATTATCCAGTATCATCATGTGTTATTACAGTTCCACAATACGCCGACATTTCATCGGTTATTATTGCTAAGGAAGCTGTTTCATATATAAAATTAACTAATACAACATTAGAACTTCCAATAACCGGAAATTATAAGGATGTTATAGTCACATATTCTGATGGGACTTCCGAGACCGCAGTAGCAGTACCATATACTGTGGTAGTAGAGATACCATTCCACATTCCTAATATTGGTATGATTACTGTATATGCTAATAATAGTGAAGTTAAATTTACTTCTATTGATAATACTCACATATCCATACACTTATCAGATGTTAGCCAATTTTCAAAATTAGCAATATCGGTATTGTTCAATAGAGGTAAATTAGTAAAGGATGTTCATTTTACAATATTAAAATCGAATCTTATTAAATTCCATATTTCAGAAATCATATTTCGTGATTTGGTAGTATGTGATGTAAATTTGTTAAATTATTATAATAAATTAACGGCTTCCGTTATTGATACCAATAATGATATATTATTAAGTACGGTACCATATTATCATCCAGCATTAAAAATATATCCAACAAAAATATCATTGGTTGAATATATTTCTGATAGTGACCCCGCAAACTATGCAGATTTCAAATGGAGTGACCCAGAATTAGGACAAAAATGGTTGGATGTTTCTAATTTAGGATATTATATGTACCACGATAAACAAATTTATCCAAAATTAGAAGATAGAATAGCTTATTGGGGTTTAACTTCTGAATGGAGTAGAATCCAATGTTATGAATGGGTTAGCTCTACTGTCCCACCTAATGTATGGGAAGATAATAATCAAATTGGTAAACCATTAGCTATATTGTATAAACAAGTTAAAAATACAATATTTGATTTTTGGGAAGATGAATATGTTGAAAAAACTACATACCAAATAATAAATTCATTTGACCATGCAACCACCGATGGTACATTAACGTTTCTAGTATCGTTGAATGTTAGTACAACTGATGTTTATAAGCTATATATTAATGAAATATTAACCACTGATTACAGTATTAATATTACCAATGGTGTTATTTCTTCTATTGTAGTTAACAATATTACTAACAAAGATACTATCAGATTGGTTAGATTTGCCGATGATGTGACTACAAAAAATATAACATCTAAAAGTAATGATATGGTAAAATATCGTTTCGAATATCCGTATAATTCGATTGTTACTTATGATAATATTGGTATTAACGGTGCAACAACCTATTATTTTTGGGCAACTAATCAGATATCCAGAAATTATAACAATCTGTCTACCTATGATATAGAACAATTGTTTATATACAATAATAATCCATATCATTTTTACCAAGGATTGGATAAATGGGTTGTTAAGAATGTTAATGAATATTTAAATTACAATGATATTGCATTACAGATTATTAAAAATGATACCATCACTTCTGATAATCCTATTGTAGATAATGTTAATAATGTATACAAAGAATGGACTTTAATTAATGAAAAAGCTAATAAAAAGATACCATTTATGTTATGGATTCGAATTATAGAATCTATGGTTGGAAAATCTATCAATGATTATTCTGCGGTACCCGAATATAATAAGGTAGTATTTGACAATATACATAATACTAACACTAGATATGGTATAAATCCTGGACAAGTTGTTGGTGATAAAGATAATGTTATTATATCTATATTTGATTTGTTATATGATGGTTCATTCAATATTGATAACATATTGACACCTACTGCAACAGTGACTAGTCTAGCTACCATTATAACATCTATTGCTACAGATAAAGAGAATTTCCTGTATTATTATAAATTTAATGATAGTTCTAATTATAATATAAAATATAAGTTCTACGATGATAGAGATATTATACACGGACTTGCATATATTGATTCTGGATTATTAAACAATATATCCACCAAATTAACTACCATTGTATCAAAAGATGGTTTCTTGGATACCTATAAATTTAATGCTATGGATAATATCATTGAAGGAATGTTATTATTATATTTAACCTGTTCAACAGAAACAGTAAATACAATATTCTTCCACATTTTTAAAGATATGGTTGCATATAATACTAAATTGGATGGTATCTTTAAAACATCATTAATTGTGGCAAATTGTGAAATTACATTGAATAAAACATCATGATATATTCTAAATTAAATCCTATTATAAAAGATAGTATTACTGATTTCTACGAGAAATCAGTAATCTCTTATATTAACTTAACAAAACCATATCATACAAAATTAAAAGATATTATTGTTAATTTCAAATTTGTTGAAAATATAAATGCAATAATTGATGAGACTGGTCAACCACCAGTTGATACAATAGTACCAGGAACTATCGGTCCTGTTAATTTATTTGATACCATTAATGCTCTAACTAATGATAATATTATTAGCACAATAGGCTTCATTTTGGATTATAATAAAACAGAATATGTAGATGATTACGGTCAACCTTTAAAATTGTTGTCAAAATATAAAAAAGAAAGCTATGGCTATGAAATAGTGCCCTTCGGGCATTCTCCGTTAGGTGCTAACCTAGACCATACTGCTATAGGTGATGTGTATGATATGTTACATCCAACATATGAATATAATCAAAATAATAATGATACTACTATTAAGACCAGTATTAAAGAACGTTTGATTATTGATACTTCTCGAACATTAGTATTAGGGTTCGATTATAGACCATATGATACCGATAAGTATGATACTATAGATACTACTGGCGTAACGATACCACCACCAAAAGTATTTGTACATTCAGATACATGTGGTGATGAAAGTTTTGTTTGGGGTGGATTAGATACTGATATATTCCATAAATTCTTTACTGATTGGGATACGGATACTTTAGAATTGCCAAGAACTTTACCACCATTCGATACTGATATATTTGAAAAAATGTTTAAGAATTAAAAAAAAAGCCCCTCGTTGAGGGGCTTTTTTTAACGTTTTGACGTATGGTATTTCAATTCATCAATTTCTCGAAGCAATTCTTCTTGCTTCTGTTTTAATCCTTCCATATCATGATACAGTTGAGAAATATTATTAAATTTTTCATCTGTAGTAGCTTTATATATAGCTAATTGATTCGTTGATTCAGTAATATTATTTTCTAAAACATTATATTGAGCAGCGGCTGCTAAAACTAATGCTAATACTTGTAATACTACCTCTACCGTAAAAGTTGATTTTTTAGGATTCATTTTTTCCACCGTCATAGGTTCTTCTCGTTGAATTATCACATTGGCGATTTGACCATACTCGTTATAGTAAGTATTGTTATCTTCGTCATAAAATAAATTCATGTGAGGAACATATTTGCCGGGAGGAGATGCATCCGCATTTCCTGTATACAAATGATTGTTTTTTATCCGTATTCTTGACATCATACCACCTTCCTTGCTACACCACTAATATTTATGGTTTTATGAGAAAATAAAATTGCAACATAATAATTTTTAAGATATAATTGTTATTTAAATATCAGGAGGCAATATGATTTTGCATGATGAACAGGGCGAACCATTTCTTATTAATAGTATCAAACAACCGATACATGCTAATCATATTTGGTGTTTAGATTTAAGTATATTAGATTATACGTTAAAACAAATTTCAGTATTAGAAGAGAACACATGCAATACAATTGTATTATCCATAAATAATAATATCGTAAAAATGCCTGCATTCTGGTATGTTCTTGTGTGTGACCCTGAGACCACACAAATAGATTGTGTTCAAGCCGCCACATTATCTAATAATACCTTTTATGCCTTAATATATGGTTCTCAAATGGCACAAACAGAATTAAAGCCTATTACTGTAGTAGATTGGATACCCACCGATGTAAATGTTTACCCAACTATTACTAGAAATTTAATGTTATGTCATGATGTTGGTGATAATAAATGGGCTTCCATATCTTTTTCCGATACCTATTCTCGTTTTTTAAAAAACAAATTTTCCATAGATTTAGTCTCTTAACCAGGAGTTTCACCATGTTTCAAGGAAGTGCTATAATTTTATTAATCGCCGTTTGGTATGCATCAATTACACAAGCATTTGTTTATGCTTACAATTTTAATAATATCTATGCTTTTTGTATTGGTATTGTAATTGCTTATTTCCTACCATCTATTGCTATTCGACATGTTTCACAATATTTTCATAATTCTAAACAACATAAAATTATTAATAAATGAACAAAGATATTGACTAATGACAACAAATACATATAATACTATAACGTAACCGGAGAAACTAAGATTTCGTGAAATGTGTTTACATTAATACAAATCATCTTCGTTACATAGGGGATGATTTGTATAATCATCAAAAAAATTAATGACTACCTTTCTAAACAATAAATATGGCTAAGAAAAAATCTAAAACCGAAATATCAGTATCAGAATTTAAATCATGGATTTCTGGTATTGAAGATATGCAAGAAGATGATTGGGTACCTAATAAAGCACAATGGGATAAAATTAAGGCAAAAATTGAATTATTAACGGAAGATGTAGTGGAAAATACGATAGAACAAAATGTTTTACCATCATACCCACAACAATATCATCAACCAATTCAACAATACCAACCACCCATGATGCCAACCTTCCACGCATCAACTCCCATGATGTCAGATATTACATACACAAATGGCGATATGCCAGAATTTTTATAGGATTAAATATGTCTAAAGTTACAAGTTCCAGAGGCTCCATGGTAGATTTTGAATTGATGAATATTATGGCAAATATCAATGCACCAAAAGCTCAAACAGTTTCACCATCAGCACCAAAATATTATAATGTTGAACACGATATTGCTTATGTGGAGGCCATTTCTACTGAACAATTCCTTCGGGAACAATTAGCAAACAGTATTCCACCTACACCAGAAGTTACTGAAGAAGCTCCAGTAAAATTAGAAATTGTTGAACCGTCTACAGAATCAGATGATTTTGATGATATAAATGTTGACAATGTAACAGAAACAAAGAATAATAAACGAAAATAATTTATTAACGAGGTTTTAATGATTTCAACATTGCATAATAACATCCTTTTTACTTTCAATGATGCCTCTGATTCACAAGGGTTTAATAATGTTTCCACTGGTGGGATTGTTTATAAATCCTTCGACCATGATGCTAAAACCCCACGATGGGCTACAGTATTAGTAGTAGGTCCAGATGTTAAAGATGTGAAAGCAGGTGATGAAATTCTTATTGAGAATCTTAGATGGTCTGAAGGACACGAGATTGAAGGTTTGAAAATTTGGATGACACAAGAATCTGAAGTGATGTGCATCCGTGAACCAGATACAGAATAGAACTCTTTGGTATGATGGGTCTATATCAATAGACCCATCTGACATTTATCAATATCTTGATATTGATAATGTATTTGTTACTCATTTAAATGATGAAATAAAACAATACAATAATCATGTTATTGATACTGAACAAATAAAAGTAAAAGATGGGTTAAATACATTCGATACATCATGGAATATTCCAGATACATATAAAGATTTAAATATGATGGAATATATTATTGATAAATTATCCAACATATCCGATACATTATCAGATAATGATTTATTAATACGGTATAATAGAATAAAACAAGAATTTAAATTATATGAACAATTGGATTTGACTATTGTACTGCAAACTATGGTATATATTATTGATACTTTTAAAAAGAAAAATGTCGTCTGGGGTGTAGGTAGAGGTAGTAGTGTATCCAGCTATATATTATACTTATTAGAAGTGCATGATGTGGATAGTGTCTTATATGATTTAGATTTTAATGAATTCTTGAGGACTGGCGAATGATGAAAAAATATTCTATGGAATATAAATCCAATAAATTATCTGGGGATTGGACACGATTAAATAATCCTTTATTAGGATTTCCAGATATGTACATAATGATTATTAACAATTATAGGGTATTGAAAAAATGACAAGAGAACAAAAATTGAATGCAATTTTCTATATGGTAATCTCTATTACTGTATTTAATTTTATTGGATTATTAGCATTCTTAGATATTGCTTATCTAGTCTATGATAAAATTTCCGGCATCGGTGTAGATGTTGGGATTGTTGAAAAGACTAGTGTATAATAAAAAGCCCCTCTACGAGGGGCTTTTTTATACTATTTTAATAATAATTCAGTTTCGGAAGTATAATAAACGGTTATCATACTTTTAGGTGCAATAGTAACCGGACTAGTTTTAGCAGTAGTATCACCATTTACAGTAATTACTAATGGTGATGCCCATGTAATATTTTTAGCACTGGTGGTTTTATTATATAATGAAAAATAAAATCCTTCACCCATTCCTGAAGATAATGTAATATTATTAGAAATGTTAATAAGTTTTCCTAAATCTGTAGCAACTATAGTATAAGCACTAGAAGGATTAGCCACAGTTAATCGTTTAGGAACATTAGCTACTAATAACCAATCTACTTGAGTCGTAGGATTTCCTGAAGAATCATTAATAAAACCATTACTAATTTTTAAAATATTATTGGTAATATCGTACCATAATTGTCCAATGGTATTATTTCCTGGACTTGTGGGGCTAACAGTAACACTATTGATAGATTTCCATGTTTTGGTACCACTCATGTTTACTAAAATTTTACAAACATTATCATTAGTATCATACCAAATTTTCCCAGCAACCTCATCAGTAGTTAATGTTGGTTCCGTATCTACCGTGACTGCTCTACTATCAACATATGCTTTATCCAATGTGAATACTGCTGTTGGTACTCCTGCAGATAGTGTTGTAGGATTAGCTACAATTTCTGACCATTCTGCACCACTTGAAAAGGTTTTAGGCTTTGTAATATATTCAGCATCTGTGATTAATGTTGTGGGATGCTTAGTACATATTAATAATTTTGTTCCAGTATACCATAATTGACCGATAATTGGATTTCTGGGTTCTTTTTCATGATTGAAATTTTCCAATAAATGAATCATATTTGCCCAAAAACCTTGTCCATATTCCGTAGATTGTTTTCCAAATAATTCTAACGATGTTGACACATCATGGTCGGTAAGAGGAATACTAATAGTGCCAGTATCATTAGCCAATACTACATTATAGTTAACATTAGTAGTTGTTGGTGATGTTACTGGTAAGGCACTAGAATATGATAGAGTAATAACAGATGTTGACATTATATTTAACCTATTTAAAAATTATCTAATACCATATTTATCATATAATGGAATATGATTAATTAATACGGTATAAGACCCTAAAATTACTACTGGTATAATGAAAAAACTCAAAACTGTTGCGGCAAATGTCAATAAAATAACATTTGCGAGAATATATAAAATTCCCATAATAAAAATCCTCATGGTTAAGGAGTGAATTGTACCGCGCGGATAGCACGGGCTATATTACCAGAACCCCCCGTCAAATCTATATTGCCGGTATAAGTTGCCCCGTCCGAGAAATTCAAACATTTGAAACCACCGGGAACCGAGTCCCAAGTAAATCCTATTGTTTGACTTGCAACTGCCGGAGTTTGGGACCAATATGCACTGGCTGATAATGGGGTGAATGGTGTGCCATATGTTGGTGGATATGGCGATTGTCGTAAAATGTCTAATTGTTCGAATGTTGGTAACACCCAATCTTTCAAAACACTTCCATTATTTATGGATTTTATATATTGTATTCTATTTGCTAGTGGTAGACCGGATAAATATTTATTTACAATAGCACTATCATACATGGTATAGTTGCCGGTACCGGCATATGGCCATTTAACATACAATTGGTCTTTATTCACATACAGATGATAACTTTTTCCATTAGTGGTAATATCTCCATAATAATATCCATATATTTTAGGGTCTAATGTAGTAGTTGTCGTAGTTGGGGCTGCTGTAGTTGTAGATGTGGTTGGAGCTGCTGTTGTCGTAGTCGTGGTAGGTTCTTCGGTAGTTGTTGTAGTTGGTTCCTCAGTTGTAGTGGTAGTTGGTTCTTCCGTTGTAGTCGAAGTAGTAGGTGCCACTGTAGTAGTCGAAGTAGTGGGTGTTGCTGTAGTCGTTGACGTAGTAGGTGCTGCTGTAGTAGTTGTACTAGTTGGTGCCGCAGTTGTTGTAGTAGGAGCTTCGGTTGTCGTGGTAGTAGGAGCTTCAGTAGTCGTAGTTGGAGCTGCTGTAGTAGTTGTACTAGTTGGTGCCGCAGTTGTTGTAGTAGGAGCTTCGGTTGTCGTGGTAGTAGGAGCTTCGGTTGTCGTGGTTTGACCAGCCACTGTTGTTGTGGTAGTTGGAGCTTCGGTTGTCGTGGTAGTTGGAGCTTCGGTTGTTGTGGTAGTAGGAGCTTCGGTTGTCGTGGTTTGACCAGCCACTGTTGTTGTGGTAGTTGGAGCTTCGGTTGTCGTGGTAGTTGGAGCTTCGGTTGTTGTGGTAGTTGGAGCTGCAGTTGTCGTAGTCGCAGGAGCTGCAGTTGTCGTAGTCGCAGGAGCTGCGGTTGTCGTAGTCGCAGGAGCTGCGGTTGTCGTAGTCGCAGGAGCTGCGGTAGTTGTTGAAGTTGGAGTAATAAACCCAGGGTCGCTAAAACCTTTAAGTCCAAAAATACTAAAAAATACTTGCTCATTTGCGGTTACTGTGTTTCTGTAAACCGTTATTGATGATGGAGAGGTTTTCTCAAAAAATATATCATCTATGATGTCGGCAGAAGCATTATTTTTATTAACATTATGCATTCCACCAGATAATGTACAATAATATTTTCCGGTAAACGGCGGCTCCCAAGATACGATAATACTACTACTACCAGTAGTAAAAATTATATTCCCAGTAACATACATCAACCCATCATTACCAGCATCGATAGAATAAACACATTTATTACTATCTACTAATGTAGTGGGACTATCTATATTATAAAATGATGATGTAATCTGTAGATTTGTTTTGGTATCTATATAATTTTTGGTTGCACAATAACTAGAATCACTAAAATCTGATGGTAAGTATACCGTAGTTAATACAGTAGATGCACCAATCAATGGGACATATGAACCTTCTTTAGTAGTGTCAGTAGAATTATTACATTTACATGCAGCATTATCAACATATTGTCTATTTGCTAATAATTGTCCATCACTATCTGATGTCAATTCATTCAATTGTAATATTCCGTACATTGGTTTGGTATTACCAATTAACGGAATAAATCCCTCCATCGAAGACCCAAAAGTATCGGTGGTTAATATATTATTAAGAGTTTCTGTTGAAGAATTACTAATTATTGGCCAATCTTTGGGTGTATGTGATGTACACAATTTTAAAACTTTATTATATTTGTCAAACCATAATTGGCCTTCCAATATCTTGTCACCAAATTGTGGATAATAATCATTACAAAAATTTTCTAAAATGTGTAGAAAATTTTCATTTAAATATTGAGTCCATTTAGGGGTATTCCTACCAAATAATATTAATGTGGTAGCTTCTTCATTAATGGTGTTTTCTGGTATAACAATATCGTCTCTACCATAATTAAATTTAATAGTATATGTAGGGCTTCTTGTTATCATTTAGGAACTCTTCTAATTGCACGAACGGTTGTATCCATATCAGATTTGGCTCTACTAATTTGACCACCAGAAATGCTGTAACACCAGACTTTATTACCAGCAACTGAACTTTGGGTACTAGACCAGTATACGGTGGAATCATCAACTTCATAAGCAGAAGTCAGGGTATTTGACCATTCTTTTATTTTCATAAGTTCTGTAATGGATGGCAAATACCAATCAGTCATAACATATGACGCACTTCCTGGGGCTAATTTTGGAATTGGTATTGATTGACAATGGCTTGCCGCCGGATGTTGGCCATTTATCATTTTCATGATACATGCAGTATTGGCTTTACCATCATTGGCATCAGCAGTATATCCAGCAACACCTTTTTCATTAGCATCAACACTCCCCCAATATTTTTCAACTTCCGAACTTTTTGGTGACAAATAATATTTATATTTGGCATCTTCACCCATATATCCAGGCGGTTCTGCCGCAGTGGTAGTTGTGGTGGTCTGTGCTGCAGTAGTCGTTGTTGTAGTAGCCGGTGCTTCAGTAGTTGATGAAGTTGCGTTAGGTGCCGGTGCTGCAGTAGTTGATGAAGTTGCGTTAGGTGCCGGTGCTGCAGTAGTTGTTGTAGTAGGTTCTTCGGTAGTTGTGGTAGTAGGTGCTTCGGTAGTTGTGGTAGTCGGTGCTTCGGTAGTAGTTGTTGCAGGGGCAGCAGTAGTCGTGGTAGTAGTTGTAGGTAACACCATCCCAAATAATCCACATAATGAAAAATATACTACTTCTGATGTATCTGATGTTTGACGTTGTATAGTTATTGATGATGTAGAAGTTTTTGAAAAATAAATATCATCTATAACATCTGATGATGCATTACCTTCTAATACATTATGCATACCCCCAGATAAAACACAATAATAATTATCAGTATATGATGGTGTCCAATTAAATTCTTTAGTATCTTCATACTTATTAAATATGACACTACCATTAATATACATCATGGTATCATTACCAGACTGCATAATGTGTTGTGAATATGTAGCAGTTTCCAGTGCAGTTGAAGTATTATTAATATCAAAATAATTAATATCATTATAAATTTTAGAAATACTATCAATATATTTTTTGTTAGCACCACTATTTTTATCGGCAGGTATCACCTTTTGCAAAAATACTTTAGTAGAAACTGTTGCTTCGCCAACCATAGGGACATATACACCAGCTTTGGTATCAACCACTTTCCCACATTTTCCAGATTTTTCTTCAACATATTTTTTAGTTGCTAACAATTGATTATTACTGGTGCTATCAATATGAACTAATCTCAATGTTCCATACATTGGAGTATCATTACCATCGATTGGGATGTAATTATTTAAATAATTATCAATATTATCAGTGGTTAGAATATTAGTTAATACTGGAGCTTCAGCATTACATAATATATCCCATACCCTAGTATTTTTATCAGTACATAATTTTAATTTTTGTGTTGAATTGTCAAACCATAATTGTCCATCTAATAATTGATTACTATACCCAGGATAATATTCATTGTTGAAATTTTCCAAAATATGTACAAAATTTTCATTTATATGTTGTGCCCAATTTTCAGAATTTCTTCCAAATAGTGCTAATGGGGAATCAATCTCATTAACACTATTTTCTGGTATAACAATATCTTGTTTACCATTTTTAAATTTAATAACGTATGATGATGGTTTTATCATGGAATTGCTTTAATTGCGTCAATAATTAATGATGCATCAGTAATAGGTGTGGATACACTACCACCAGTTGTAGTAACCATATCAAAATATGCTTTCGCACCAGCAGTAGCACCGGTATTAGCAATCATTTCTGTAGTAGTTAGCATGGACATACGGATATTTTTGTCATAATATTTAGTCGCCAATGCATTTACTGCTGTTGTATCGGCAGCCTCATTTGAATCAGTTGTTCCACTAGGTGGAGCATCTGTAATTAATATGACTGTTTTGGCAACATTGTCTCTCCAAGTACCAGCAAAATTATTATAGGTTTTATCTAAGGCTATGTCACCAGGTTCTGGTGTGGTACAACCAAAACCAAGAAGGAATGTATTTGTATTAATTTTATTAAGTTGTGTTATAAAAGATGATTTATTATTTGATTGCATCATTTCCATAGCAGTAATCATTTGTACTCTACCACCTTGTGATGAACTGCTATTATTAAATTTTTGGGAGGCTGGTAATGATTTATAATCGGTACTGCTTAGATATCGTTCGAGTTTACCATATGAAAAAGTAGTAGTTTCGTCAAATAGTACCAAACCTAATCTATAATTAGTATTAGATTTACTGGAAATGGTATCCACAATATTAGAGATAGTAGATTTCACCGATTCAATACTAGGACCCATACTTGATGTAAAATCTACCACGAAAACAACGTCCATCCCATCTTTTGCTAAAGATGGATTTCCTGGGGTTTCTGGTAATGATGCTTGTGTAGTTGTCGTAGTAGGCTCTGCAGTCGTAGTCGTAGTCGTAGTAGGCTCTTCAGTCGTAGTCGTAGTAGGCTCTTCAGTAGTGGTAGTAGTTGGAGCTTCAGTAGTAGTGGTATGCCCAAATAATGTAGTGGTAGTAGTTGGAGCTGAAGTAGTAGTCGTTGTGGTACCATTTACAGTAGTCGTAGTAGTTGGAGTTGAAGTAGTAGTCGGTGTGGTACCATTTACAGTAGTCGTAGACGTTACTGCTGTAGTAGTTGTTGATACTTCTGGTGGGGTTGTTGTTACTGGCGTAGTGGTATCACCACAACATACGGTTTGAACAGTCGCCACTACTGGATTAACTTTACTAGATAATGCCGCATCTGCATTAATATCAGCAATAGATGAAATATCTCTTGATACTGATACTAATGGTTGAGTAAATCCAAAAATCATACCATCTACTTTTACTGAACTTCCGGTCTTACGTTTAATAGTAACAGACTGACCATTTGCAATACTCGCATATACTGGAACATTAACATCTACTGATTTACATACTACCGTCATATCATAACCACTCGTCATATTTGATGAAGTGATAAATGTTACCGGTAACGGTATAGTTAATGAAGTATTTGTTAATAATGCACTAAAATATATAGCAGTGAAAGAATCAGTAGTATCCGGTTGTCTATAATCATCTAATCGACCAGTAACATTATATGTTGTTACTACAAAATTATAGTCGGCAGCAATAACTGGATTGTTAGTAACATTCAAAACCCCTAATTCATTAACATATCCTACGGTAACAGCCTTTCTACTGTCATCTTTACGATATGGGGTTTTAAGTCTTAAAGCCCCTGTCATAGTTGCTGTTTCAGCAGCTATTGGTAAATATTTTATTGTACTTTTTTCTCTAAAAATCTCATCAACATAGGCTTTAGTGACAGCCTCATTTGAAATATCAAATGCAGTTTTTATAGTCGATACACTAATTGGGGTATCATTTCCTGATAATGGAATATAATCATTTAATACCTCAGGTAATATGTTAGTACCATGTGGACCTTTAGAAGTTTCATCTAAATACACTACATCTAAATAATCAGTATTAGGTACTAAATTAATCTCAGACCAACCATTCTTTTTATATACTGATATTTTTTTTGTAATATAGTTATAATATGTTTGTCCTAATATTGGATTAGTTGGTGCAGAAGCACTACAAAAATTATCAGTTAATCTGATTAAATTTGTTAATAATGCTTGCCCATAATTGGTAGAATCATTACCATGTAATACCAACGATGATTCGTTATTCGTAGAACGATATGGGATATTAAACGATTTTCCCGAAACAGTTATATTATAATCTCTCATTCCATAAATCCAATAATAATGTAATGCACAGTTATATCCTTTGTGGTACTATTATGTTTAAGGATATCTAAGGTTAATAAATCACCTACTGATTTTACTTTTGCCGAAACCGTACATCCATAATCTTCACCAATGATAGTGACGTGACAACTGGTTGCATGTATTTTACCATATCCGGTAATATCAATTGATTTAATATAATTTTGTGATGCTATAGACGTTTCACCAAAAATATGATTCAGTTTGAGAGGCATTATCTTAACAATATTCATACCCTCAGCAGAATTAACAGCTTTTGAAATTATTACCTGCGGTATGGTAGCATCCGCATAGCCTTTAGTGGCTGCTTGCGTTGGAGCAATAAGGTCTGCTGACAAATATATCGGACCATCGGCAATGGTAGGATTCCCCGATAATCGTATATAATCATCTTTTTCTATCGGTGCTTTACTATCTACATATTTTTTGGTAACAGCACTAGATTCACTATCGGTTTCTAAAGTATCTTTTAATAATAATGACCCCATCATTGATGGGGTACCTTTATTTGGTAAATATTGGGTTAATTCTGATTTTAAGGTTGTGAACAATATTACATTATCTGGTAATACTGGTGGTTTAGTATATCCTAATTCTACATAGGTATCAGACCCAGTATTAACCTTTAACTTATCCTTACCACTATCAAACCACAACTGTCCCTGAACACCATTTAACGGTTGGTTAATCCCCGAAAAATGTGAGAGTAAAGTTAATAAATTGGTATTAATATCTTTCCCATAATTAATACTGTTTGAACCATATAATGCTAAAGGTGTCTCAGCATTGACCGAACGGTCTGGTACATTCAATGGTGTGTTATGAGTGTCGGAAAATAATATGTTTGTCATTGTTCATAATATTGTATAGGAAGACATGACATATTTATACTTTTCAGAGATAAATATACATTATTTTATAAAGTATTATATTGTTAACTGCCACCCGAAGGGGTGTTTTTTGAACATCCATATAATTCGTGGCTTGTAGACGGACCTTTTCAAATCCTTTAACCATAGTATATCTTTATCCTATAATATATTCTATCATAAATATTCTATTTGAAATATGGTTTATCATGAAATTATCAGAAATTCTCCCATTATTAGAAGCTAGGGTTAATCCTATACAGAATCCTAAAGTATCTGCCTATGATGCTCTTTTACCTTATAAAGATAATCCTAATGTGTTTATACACTTTTCAGATTATAATAAATTAGGATTAAATCCTCTTTCAGAATTTGCAACACCTTTAGGAATTTATGGGTATCCTTTAAAAGATATTTGGAAAAAATATGATATTGATGAAGTTAAAACTTTTAAATATCTACCTTTTGCCAGTGATAGACAATTTATCATAGTCTATTCTTGGAATGGTAAAGGAACATTTATTAATGATATGGAATATCATTATAATACTACCAATTTAAATAATGATATTGAAAAATTAAAGGTTATGTATTCTAAGAAATCATCTCATGATTATTATGGTGATTTAGATAAATTATTGAAAAAATATGCTATTAATTATGATAGTTTAGATATTCATAACTTAGAGATAGCTGCTATTATGATTGAACCTAATAGAGATTCCCCAAAATATAACCAGATATATTCTGAAATCAACAAGGCTAAGAATAATTTTTATCAATCTACTATTGATATTGATGATGTTATTGAAAAGGCTATTGAAGATGCCAGAGGATATGAACCTATATCTAAATTTTGGAATATTACACGATGGTTAGCTAATCATGGTGATAATCCGGAGGATGATAATATTCATTATCATAGTAAATTAACCATTATTGGTGACTATGACAGTTTAAAAGTTTCTTATGATATGTGTAAGAATTGGAATACCATTTTACGAAAATTAGGATATGCAGGATTCGCAGACCGTACAGGACAAGGTTTTATTCACGGTAATGAACCTATTCAATGTGTATTACTATCTACCCAATTCTGTAATAGAATTGATGTTATTCATAATAAGGATTATAAAGAACCTATTAAAAAATCTGAACCACCTAAAGAAGGTAAAGTAATTTATATAGGGGATAATCCATATGATTTAAATAATGGATATGCTATTTCAAATTATCTTAAAATAGAGATGAAATATGAAAAACCTATACCCATAACACAACAACAATATGATAAATTAATGAAGGATACTACATGGAAACCCGTTATCCTAGATTTATTAAAACAATCCGATTATAAATGGATTAATCACCAGGAAGCATCATGAAACTATTTGAATTATTTGAGGCTCTGAAGCCTAGTGAATATCGTGCATTCGTTAAAGGATATGCCGGTACTGATAAAGTATTTGAACCAGGATATAAGAAGGCTGATAACAGTTTTAGAGAAGAATATAAGAAACGATATTCTAATATTTTCGGTGACAAATATAGAATTTTTATACCATTGGTAGAGAAAGATGTATCTATTAAAGATGCTATTGATTATGAATTATTGGCTAAAAAAATATCATCTATTAATGTTAGAATAGGTGCTAAAGTATCAGAAGTGGATGGTAAGAAGGTAAAATCCGGTGGTAGAATTATTAAAGATTATGAAGGATTAGTAGATAATTATAAAGATATTGAATATACCCTAGTTAAAAATGGTTATAAGATTGTTGATTATATGCAAGGTTTAGCCACTAAGGATGAAAAGAATAATGTTAATATTGGTAAATTATTAGCACCTTATCCAGAATTGAAACAATTTTATGATTTAGACCCTGTTAGACAATCTGTTACTAAAAAACAAGAGGTTTGCATATCTCGACATCCTTATGATATTGCAGGTATGACTACGGGTAGAGGATGGTCTAATGAAAGTTGTATGAATATCGATAGTAAAAATGGTGGGAAATATTTACCAGTGGATGTTAAGGCTGGAACATTAGTAGCCTATTTAATTGATAAAACTTTAAAAGATGCTAATGGTAATCCTGTTGATAAGAATGGTAGAAAGGTTGAACCATTAAAGAGTCCTACTGCTAGGGTATTAATTAAACCATTTGTAAAATTAGATAATGGTAAAATGTCTAAAGATGGTGAAGTAGTATTTGGAGTAGAAGGTAAAATATATGGTGCAGCAGGTGTTACATCATTTGTAGATACTGTTGTAAAATGGGCTGATAATATTAATGCTTCTCATGAATTAGAAGGAGCATATGTATTATTTCCAGGATTATATAATGACGACATTGAAGATATTAAACATTATGGTAGAAAGGATATATTGCAAAGTGGTGCATTGATGGTTGGTAATGTTCGTGGTAAGAATTTTTTCTTATCACCAAAATCTACTGAAAAAGAATTAAATTGGGATGAAGCTGATAAGTATTGTAAAAATT